AAGATTTAGGAATAAAGAAAAAGATACTAGAAGTTGAGGACAAAAAGAAAGACACTGAAAAGCAATTAAGCAATGTTAAAGAAAACAGGGATTTAAAATTGTTGTGGATCGACCGTTTCAAACAATTCAAATTCTACCTAGCCAACAAGCCAGTAGAAGTGATTTGCCACTATGCCAATCAGTTCTTAAAACAAATAGGCTCGGAATTCACTATTGAAATAGAAGGCTTCAAAACATTGAAGAGCGGAGAACTTAGGGCCGAGTTAACACCTGTCGTATATCGCAACGGTATCAACCCTAGGTCATATAATTCATTTTCAGAAGGGGAAAAAGTAAGGCTCAACATAGCAGCCGACCTAGCCTTGCAAAGGCTTGTAAATGAAAATAGCGGCAAAGGGTTATTGTTTTATTTGAACGATGAACTTGTAAACAGCATAGACTCTCAAGGGCTTCTGCAAGCAGCCAAAGCGTTCAATACATTGAATCAAACAATCTTGTTGATAAGTCACAGCGGCAGTGACCTTAATTACGACAATCAGATAACTGTAAGCAAACAAAACGGCAAAACAACATTGGCATGATTAAAAATCATGTAGAACCAGGCTGGGTTTGTTTTGGTTGTGCAGATAAGCGAGGAGCTAAAATTCCCAGTGGCCATGCGTACACTGTACATAAAGGTGTTTGCGGGATCTGCAATACAATACAAACGGTTACAGAACCTAGGGACTTTGGGAAAACAAGAAAGTTGTTAAAAGTATTAATTAAATAGTTTATGGTTTCAATAGGGATTGACATTGGCTCTAAAGGAGCTATTTGCGTAATGGAAGACAAAAAAATAGTAAAAACTTGTGCTTTCCCACAATTAGAAGGTAGACCAGATTTAAAAAAATTTTGCGATATATTGTTAGAAGTTAAGCAAACATTCGGCAAATATACCATAGGGAACATTGGTTCTCCTATCCATTGTGCCATAGAAGATTTGCATTCCATTTTTGGTACAGGTGCTAAATCAAACTTCCAATTTGGATGGATCAATGGTGCAACAGAAGCTATCCTAACATCATTGAATATACCATACACAAAAGTTCAGGCAAAAAAATGGCAGAAGAGTTTGTGGGAAGGAATAAGGCCTGTTGAAATATTGGCAAAAGGCAAGAAGAGCAAAGACGGTTCACCTAAATATAAAATAGATACCAAAGCCACATCGCTCCTAGCTGCAAAAAGACTTTTCCCTGATCAAACCTTTCTAGCCACAGAAAGATCAAAAGTTCCTCATGATGGGATTGTAGATGCTATCTTGATTTGCGAGTACTGTAGGCGACATTTCTCCTAAGTAAAACAAATTTTCATCACCATTGAAAAATTCTGTTTAATTTTACACAGATAATTAATTACTCTATGGGCAGAACTGTAAAGCATCACATCAACGAATATAAGTTCCACAAATCAATTACCACTCAAGAAAGCGAGAACATAGCAAGATACTTTAATGACATCAAGTCCTACACTCCCCTGTCAAAGCAAGAAGAACTTGAACTCATTATCCTTATACAAGACAATAACGACCAATCTGCTTTAAGTAAGTTAATCAAGTCTAACCTAAAATTTGTGGTCACGGTAGCCAAACGTTATCAAAACCAAGGCGTAGCACTCATGGACTTAGTTCAGGACGGTACATTGGGTCTTATAGAGGCTGCCAGTAGGTTCGATAGGACTAGGGACTTAAAGTTTTTTTCCTACGCAGTGTGGTGGATAAAGATAAAGATAATCACAAACTTTGATAACCACAGACGCCTCATACAGTTACCAGCAAACAGGTCTCTGTTGATTTTAAAATTAAAGCGCAAAGTCCAGCAGCTTGAAGACCAACTGCAAAGAACACCAACTGTGACCGAACTGATGAAATACTTCCCTGACCAGTCAGAAAGCGATTTGCACGAAGCGGTTGCTTTTACCACACTCCCTCTTTCACTCCAGTCTGAAGTTTATCAAGATAATGAAACCCATTTAAGCGAAGTGCTTAGAACAGATAACTATCTTGAGATAGATGATATAGATAGGAACAGTTCCCTTGAACATGAATTAAACCAACTTCTATATCAATTGCCACAACGCAGTTACGATGTACTAGTTCTAGTTTCTGGGCTCAACGGTGAAGAGATATGCAAACCAGATAAGATAGCTTACCTTTTTGAGATTGACATGAAGGAAGTGGCCAAACTCAGGGCTAAAGCTGTTAAACTAATGAAGAAATATAAAGACCAAACCAATTTAAACCAATATTTGTAATTATGCCTGTTTACAACCATTCATGCGCCCACTGCGGTGCTAATTGCGAGATTCAATATGAAATGAAATATGTGGGGGATGAAGCAAATCTGCCTAAAGAAATAAAACAACAAATCAGTTGCAACCCTAAAACTTGTAAAAGCAAATTAGAAGGTAAAGGTAAAATGAGCTTCAGGTACGGTGGTTCTTACTGGCCTAGAGTACCTTACGCTCCTCACATTGCAAACGTGATAGGTGGTGTCACTGTTACTGAAGGCGACTTGCTCAAACAAAAGCAGGATTCAAGAAAAGCCAGGTCTAGGGTTCACTTTAAGAACGAAATATTGCCTAAACTGGCAAAAGAGGATAAAAGGATGTTTGACAGGTCAGGTAAATATAAGAACATTAAGGGGGATCACGAGAAGATGAAAGCCAAATAGCTTAAATTTTCTTTGTTCTATATAGCCTAGAATCAATTATCTTTTAAAATACATACCAATACACATCTAAAATAATAATCGCTTAAATAGCATATTTCAAAGTGGAGAATGCAAACCAGTAGCACTTTGATCTTAATTAAAACTTACCTACTACGGGGTCTGATATTAAAGGTAAGCCCTTGGCTAGAATGATGAGAGAGGGAAAATCAGCGGAGAGTTACATTAACTTCGAAAAGTAGTCATCAGGCTTGCGGGCAGGTTGGAAACGACCGTGTAACGAAAACGTGCAGTTCAGAATCTGCGCACCACGCAAGGTACTCCTTCTAGTTCAAAATCTAGGATGAGGTCAGACCTACCTTTCTCTAGCGAGATTGGGGTAGGTCGCTTTGTCTCCTTTTAATTCTTCTAAATATATTAATAACTAGAAGAATGGATAAGTATAAAAGAAATATAATATTATATATCGATATATAACTACTTAATTCTAAATATATTACAAAATACTAAAGAAATTAGGGCTAAAACACAGGGTATTTACTAAAATACTTAGTAAAAACAATCTGTCTGATTATCAACTAGTTACAGATTTAAGCAAAAATATTTAACCAAACATAGTTGCTATTTCAAGTCAAGCCTATATATTTACACTCATAAACACACAAACAAAACACATTTTTATGAAATTCTCAGATTTTGAAAACAAACAAGATTTAGTAGGCAAAATTGTTTTACATGAAAATGGGACTTATGGGGGAGTTTCAAGGTCTATAAAGAAAATCACTAAAGTGACCGCTACTGGTTTCAGGGTTGAGGATTCGGAAAAACTTTATTCATTGATAAATGGCAATGTAAAACAAACATACTCTAGATATAACATAGGTCAAATAAATCAATGTACTTTGATTACTGATGAGCAAGCTGATCAATACAGGACTCAATGGAAAGAAAAAAAAGAAAAGAAAGAACTTGTAACCTTTATCGCAGCAAAGGTTGATCACAAACTTTCACTAGCTCAATTGAATGAAATAAAGAAAATCATTGAAAACCAATAACCCATGCACATCTCCTACAAATCCCCAACATTCAACAAACCTAAGACGCCAAAAGAGGATAAACTACTATATGTAGTTATAGGCCTTATAGTGTTGTACTTCCTAGTAAGGATAATTGTTCACTAAAAACTTAAACACACATGAAACCAAGAACAACAAACCAAGTTATTAAGCAAGCAATCAACGCCATTGAAATGTTAAAGTCTTTGCATGAAGATTCATTTAACTCTACTCCTGAAGTAAAAGACATAGCTAGAGGATATTTGCAAGTAGATAAACAAATTGAACAAATAGAAAGATTTATTAATGCTCTTAAATATCTGCAAGCATGAAACAGCACCTGATCAACATAGTCCGTATGTGGTGGTTCAACTGCCCAGACGACTTTGTACAAGAAAAAGATTTGGGAATATACTCTTTCGGTGGATGGCGGCAAGTGCCTGACGTTCTAAGAGAAGTACTGCCACTTGAAGAAAGCTGGGAGTGGGACGATGACAGGGGCTATCTGTACACTTATGAACTTAAATTCAAAAACATTTAAAACCAATAAATTTATGAACTACATGAACACACAACCCAACATCATTTACTCAAACGAGACACCCATGCAAAAACTTAACCGTCACATCAACACACTTCTCCACCTAGAAGGTGATGTGGAAGTAGATGACGGTGAACTAAAAGTAGAAGGTACTCTAGTATCCAGCATTAAAGACAAAATCCTTGTAAAGGTCAAAGATGAAGACATTGACACAATCCCCTTAGCCTTCACTATAGACGCTTTACAGTCTGCCTTGCTTGGGTTTGAGATAGAAACCTTTAGGCCTGAAGAAAAGTACGTAGTGTACCATGTAAACGAACAACTGAAATTAGTTCAAAAATAAGTTCAACAAATGTGTTGTATTTATTTGGATAAATGGTTAATTTTACCTCATTAACGTTCTTTGAAAACTTTTAACCATTAAATATTATGACTGAAAAGAAGAAAGCAAAAGAAATGTTAAAATGGCTTGATCTATTTGACCTTTTAAGATGTAAGGTAGACCAATATGCTATTAATAACAAAACATTTAATGTTGGTTTAAAAGAAGAAATTGAAAACTAAGAATTGAATGTAAAAAACTTATTTAAAGATTATCAAAATCTGCTGTTTAATCAGCAAAATACTTATTAGATAGATAGTGCAACACGTATCCTAGTGGGATGAAGAATACGTTTTAATAAGTATTGATTTTGAAAAAGGTTTTTACACGTTGGTAGCTGTTCTGAATTAACAGGCAGCAAGGCTAAAGTTACAGGACTACCAACTGTAAAAACTAAAAAATAGATTGGTAGTGCTAACGATACGTCAGGTTACATTCTGGTGAGAGATAATTAGCTTTCGAGAATATTATCAAGTCAGAAGCTACCAATCTTGTTTTAAACGTTAAGTACCACGATGCTTCCCATAAGAACAGCACACTTCTGTGGTCTTTTATCCACGCAAACGAATAGCCCAAGGCATAAGTTACGGTGGATTACCAAACCTATCCCTAGTAGACGTACTAGGTGAAGTTTGGGACATAGTCAGGTGGCGCAACGGTAGACGCACAGAAGGCACTCTGATTCTCTCTTGTCAGGAGGCATCCAGACGCAAGAGCAATGTATGAATACAGGTTCGAATCCTGTCCTGACTACAAAAATTAAAGTTTAACTTAAACAAATTAAAACATGAAATCAACAATAAAATCCATACCAATCACAAAAGTGAATGAAGGTATGCAGGTTTATTGGTCAGGATGCCCATCTAAAGTTAAAGTGTGGTATATCTTAGAAGTAAAGAGTGATTGGGTTGAATGTTGTCCTATATATCAAAAATTAAATCCAATAAGATCACAGTCAGCTAAAATATCAGAACTCAAAACTATTGTTGTTGAGTATGAAGAAGAGCAACCTCACTTATTTATAGGATTTGGTAAAAAGCCTCCACCGATTACTAAACAAATCCCATTAAAAAATCAAGACTGGCAACAAGCAATTGATCTAGGTTTAGTTGATAGTGGTAAAGAAGTTGATGTTAAAATAGTAACAATAACTGGCAAAGGACATGGTTCAAGAGATGTATTCGCCAAACTTGTTACACAACAAAGAGATTATACTGATATTGTTGAATTGGGAGATGGAGCAGGTCAATTGTTTGTGAAAGGCTCTTACGATGCTATTAAAACCTTACAATCTAAATTGTTAGAGTTGGAGCAATTAAAAGTTAAACTTAAAAATCAATCAAAATGAAACAACAGACAGCAATTGATTGGTTGATTGAACAATGGCCAATACTTGAATCTCAATTACCACCAAGAATAATTGAACAAGCCAAAGAAATAGAAAAGCAGCAGCAACTTGAGCAAAATAATACATCAAATATAACTAGAATTGAAGTAATACAACATTCAGAACCTTATAATGGTAGAGCATATACTAATTATAATGCTAAAAATGTTGAATTACAATATCAAGATAAAGGGAAAACTTTAAAAATATTTTTAAAATGAAAAGCGAATTAGAAGAAGCTGCTGAAAGATTATATCCAACTCCAACTCCTTATGTTTTAGGTATGGACATAGGAAACTCAATGAAAAGAGATAGCTTCATTAAAGGTGCTAAATGGCAAGCTGAAAGGATGTATAGTGAAAGAGAATTAGAAATAGCTTATTGTACTGGATTATTAAATAGACATCTTACAATTGATGAATTAGCCATTGAAATTAAAGATGCGCAATTTCAAATAGATAGATTAAAGAAAGTAATACAAAGAGGTGATTATAATCCTGAACAACCATGAACATACAACCAACCATATATACTCTTCACCACAAAAAGCCTATTCAGCATCATTTGATTACATATTAAACAATTTATTATGACATACAAGAAACTACAAGTAGTAATGTTACCAACTAATAGAGCAGAGAATTGTTTCTATTTACAAAACAATATAAAACTTAATTACTACAGAGGGTACTTGACACAAGATTATTTAAACAACGCTCTTAATGCAAAATCATTTCACCTGTACGTTCTTTCAAATGAAGAAATAAAAGAAGGTGATTGGGTTTACAATGAGATTTCAAAGGAAATCTATCAATTCAAACAGAACTTAGTTTCTTATGAAAAGAAAATTGTAGCTACAACAGATATTTCATTAACTGTTAAACAGTATGGAAGAGGAGAACAAACTTCTTTCTTCCCATTACCTCAACCACCAGACTCATTTCTTGAATTGTACGCAAAAGAATACAATGCAGGGAAACAAATCAAAGAAGTGTTGGTTGAATATATATATTACCATCCTTCATTAAGTTCTGATGTAATAAGTGAAAGATTACTTCTTAACAAAGACAACACTATTACCGTTAAACCAATAAAAGAAAGTTGGAGTAAGGAAGAGGTAAAAGAGTTGCTAAACTTATTTGCTGAATATGCTGTTTATGGTGGAGCAGATACTAATTTTTTTAATGCTGATAAATGGATTGAACAAAACCTTTAACCAAAAATAGTATGAAAACAGGAATAACTGTTAGAAAATTAGTAGAACTTGGTTTTGTTGGAAGAGATGATTTTATGTGGAAAGGTAATATTGGTATACAAATTATGGAAGGTTCAAATAAAAAACTTATCTTTTATTTAGCTTGTAAAGATATAAGTAATGCAAAATTTGTAACTTTTAGGGAATTAAAATCAATAGAAGACTTAGAATTTATTTATTTTGCAATTGAGTGCAAGCAACTAAAATAAATATTCTCCTACCTTTAACTAAATAAATTAAAAACATGAACCCACTCACAGGACTAATCTTAGTGCCAACTATTATCATAATAGCCTTGGTTTTGGCCATACTCTTAGATCAAACCATACCTAGTCTAAAAAATTGGACTCCTTACATCATAAAAAGGGGAGATCATTACACACAAACCAATTTCTTAGCCAGATTGTTGCCTTATACAAAAAACACCCTCACCTTTAGCGTGATATTTGGCAGGGGAAGCGATTACAGTATAGTTGGGGACAATAAGTTTGACATAAACAAACTGTACGGCATAGGTACAAGTTTAAAAGGCCCTAAACATAACTCAGTAAGGGTAGGGTGGAGATGGAGCGAGTTTGATCAACATATCCAATTGTTCCTATATGTTCGTGATAAAGGCAGAATATTTACTGAATACATGGGAGGAGTAAGGTTAGGGGAACAAGTTACCTTTACGTTATCTTTCAAAGATAGAGCTGAACTGACATGGGACAAAAATAATTACAGAAAAGCATCCATACCATTGTCTGACAAACCTTTGTTGCCAATATACTACAGACTGTTCACTTACTTTGGAGGAGACCAGAAAGCACCAAACGACATTAAAATATTGATAAAAGAACTTTGAGTTAAAAAGCAGAAAAGGTTAGGGGCTATAAAAAGTTCCTGTTGTCATAGGCATTGAGGGATTGGATCATAACTCTAATTGGACCCTTTTAAAATTGTGCAAGACCAATAGACGGTTGATAAACGGAAGCCCCTGTAATTTTCATAAACCGAATCCAATCTAAAGACTGACAATGTGGAAAGACACATAATTTTAAAAAACCTTAAAAATTTATGATAGAAACAGTTATCACAATAAAGTTAAAGACAGATAGGGAAACCTTTGAGCAAAAAGACTTTCAAGAAGTATTGAACCAAATAAAGTCAGGTAAAATGAGAAGAGAATTTGAGTCAGGGGGTAGGAAAGATAAATGGACAATAAAGGCAGACTGTACTTATTGGACAAACTATAAGCAAGCAATAAAAGAAAACAAAGATGAAAAATAATATTTCAACATGCTATCTGCTCTTTACAAAGCAATAAACTACTTTAGCCAGCCAAAAGAAAAAGACCAATATAAAGAACATGAGCAATTAGTGATAAATAAAATCATAAAGAAGCTAGAAGACAGTCCAGACGATTTTAGTGCCAGATGGTTTAATGGTAAAAATTATTTAGATCAATCTGTTAGGAGTTCAGATAGAAACATTCAAATAATGATTTCTAATGGGCAAATTTTCAATCCAATAGAACCAAAAATGACAAAAGAACAAAAGCAAAAAGTAAAGAAGTTGATAGAACCAATAGTCAAACGGGACAGCTTGTATATAATCAAAAACCTAGGATTAGATTAAATCAAAAAAAAGAATGCAAGATAGCCCTTATCAACAAGCCATATACCAAGCCGTACAGTTCACCAAGTCCAACCTAGTTGTAAAAAGCACCGCAGGTTCAGGCAAGACTACTACAGGCATAAAGGCAACCACTCTTGTCCCTTTTGATAGGAGAGCTGTATTTATAGCATTCAACAAACACACGGTAAAAGAATTAAAAGAAAGATTGGATGAAAGGATAGATTGCTTCACCATACACTCAATAGGAGCCAGGTCAATACACGCTTGCTACAATGAAGTAAGGGTAAATGTGGACAAACAATTAAACTATATTAAACCATTGTTTGAAAGAGAAAAAGATCACAAGAAGAAGTGGAAAAAGATATACGAGGTAGATAAACTAATGTCACTGGTCAGAGCTACCTTAACTGAACTAACAATAGAAAAAGTAAAGGAATTAGGAGAAAAACATAACTTATACCAAGAGGACGAGATAATACTATCCACCATAACAGCTACCAGAAACCTATATAATTACAACCAAGACACAGAAAGGAATGGGATAGAGATAGACTTTCAGGACATGATCTCATTGCCAGCATTGAGAAAAGACATAAGGGTACCGCAATACGATTATGTATTTGTGGACGAAGCACAAGACTGTAGCGCATTGGATCAAAAACTGATAGAAAGAATAATAAAACCAATAAAAGGAAGGTTGATAGCATTTGGGGACGATAAACAAGCAATTTATCAATTTAGAGGTTCAGATATAAACAGTTTTGATTACTTCAAGAACAGGCCAAACACTGTAGAACTGCCATTGACCGTAAGTTACAGGTGCGGAAAAGAAATAGTGAACAAGGCAAGGGAAGTATATAAGGACATAGAACCTTGGGACAAAGCAATACAAGGAGAAGTGATAGAGACAGATAACTTAGATGAAGTAAGGGACGGGGATATGGTGCTTTGCAGAAACCTAAGGCCATTGGCAGATGCTTTCCTACAATTGATAGAGGTGGGCAAAAGGTCAGTGATAGTGGGCAAAGACCTGGAGAAAGGATTAGTGAATTTGATCTCACAACTAGATGATTCTCAAGGAGTTAACGAGATAAAAGAAGAGTTGGATAGGCAAATGGAGCTATTAAAGCAACAATTAAAGCAAAAAAATGTAACTAATTTCACTTTGAATCCCAAAGTACTTTTACTTGAAGAGAAGATAAATGTAATCAACTTATTATCAAGCAGTTGCAACAATGTGGGTGAAGTGATAGCTAAATTAGAAAGCATATTTAGCGATGACATTGATCAAGCTCCCATCAAATTGATGACCATACATAAGGCAAAAGGGATGGAATCGGATAACGTATTTTTGATAGATGAATATGAGAACAAAGCACTCATACCCAGTAAGTACGCTGTTACCAAAGATCAATTGACGCAAGAAGAGAACTTGAGGTTTGTTGCTTACACTAGGGCAAAGAAAAGATTGGTACTAGTGCATTTGTAAAAATAATTGTTTAATTTTAAAGAAATTTTTAATATGGATACTTGTGAAATAATTGAAATCAATGGTATAAGATACAAAAAGAAACCACAAAAACCAATAAGGCCAATGTCCCCAATGATGATGAGCATTATGCTTATGGCAGAAACGACATATTTTCCTTATATGGGAGTGAGTCAATCCAAAAAAGAAAACCATTCAGGTATCAACATTGTTGAAGAATACGGATTGATTCAACAGAAGAAATCCAAATTAAGCAGAAAGGAACGTGAATGGGTAGTTTACAAGTTTGAAAGAGACTTTGCTCCAGTTCTGTAATACATTGAAAAAAATAAAATCAACACTTTGAGTAATTTTACTTAAATTTACATCATGAAACCGATCACCAAGTTTTTCATATCAGGTCTCATCATAATCTCAGCATTGCTTCTATTGTTGGAGAACATATCCAGGCATTACACTAAAAGCAAAACACAAACCTATAAATATAATTCTGTATCTAAGTCTGTAATGGTTGATGGACACTTTAGGTTGATAGGTTGTGACCTTAAACAAGTCACTTTAACGTTGACCGACTCAACACTTGTCTTTCAAACCCAAGAAATGAGCCTAAATCTACCTATTGAAAAAATAGAAAAAGATAACGTTTACATTAAAGACACTGAAGTACCCATAGTCAAAATATTCTCTGAACAAGCCATGTTCATGCACAACGACCAATTGTTTGTACTGTCAAAGGCAAACTTTTGCCAGCCTATAAACAGCATCCTTAATCAACCAAACTAAAAAAGAATGGCTATCACAAGCAAGACCTACCAAATAAAGCAATACATTCTATCGCATCCTAAAGCACCCACCAGAGAGATAGCTGAAAAGTTTAAGACCAATAATGCTTATGTAAGGGAATGTAGGCATGAATTGAGCAAAGGCGAACTTAGTCTACCAAACATACACCACGGTGTCGCACCAAAGACAATAGATCAAGACTTGGTAGAGAGAAAAAGACAGGCAATCATTGTAGACCTGCAAAGAAGAAACCAAGAATTGCTGTATAGGTACAACCAAATAAGCGATAAGCTGGACGAGGCCTTACAAATCACAGAATTCACTGAAGTAAAAGCCCCTAAGATACCAGTTGTAAAAGGGACAAAAGACCAAGCGGTACCTATTATCCAGTATTCAGATTGGCACGTGGAAGAAAGGATAGAGAAAAGCACAACTGGAGGCATGAACGAATATAATCCAGACATAGCCAAAGCAAGAGCGGAGAAATTAGTAGTCAATACCCTTAAACTTATAAAGAAAGAAAGGCAAGATGTTACAATAAACGAACTAGTGGTTTGTTTAGGCGGTGACTTTATAAACAACTACCTGCATGAGCATGATGTTCAAATGAACTTTATGTCACCTATCCAAGCGTCAATGTTTGCCAAAGAAATATTAAAGAAAAGTTTATTGACACTTGCAAATAATGCAAACGTCAAAAAAATATTGGTCGTTTGCGTGAGAGGCAACCATGGAAGGCAGACCAAAAAGATGAGTTCTTCCATTGACTACCGAATGAATCTGGAGGCAATCATTTATCACAGCTTAAAGCAAGAATTAAGTGAACCTTTTGAATTTTACATACCAGAGTCAGAACTTGCATACTTTGATGTACTGGGCAAAAAGATAAGAGCTTTTCATGGCCATCAAGTTAGCTATCAAGGCGGCATAGGGGATTTGACCGTACCGATGAACAAGTTGATCCAGAAGTGGGATAGGACTGTAAAAGCTGATTGGAATCTGTGCCATCATTACCATCGAGTTTGGTTGCCTACAAGTACCTGTAGTTTAAACGGTTCACTTTGTGGATGGAATAGTTATGCCCAGTCAATAGGTGCCGCATTTGAACCACCTATGCAGGTATTCCACTTGTTGGATGCAAAGAAAGGTTTCACAACTAGGATGCCGATATTTTGTGAATAAACCAAAATAAAAAAATAAACCAATAATGATAGTTCTGATAGATACATCAACAAAAATAATCACGTTAGGCCAAGAGCTTAGAGGAGACAAGCTAAGAGAAGTACTTGACACTATATTCCCTAACGATGAATGGGAGAACTACCTGATAAAAACTGATGTAGGTTTGAAGCCAACATACCCAATAGTTACCATAAGCACTGTCAATAAAGACAATGGCTTGTTCCCTTGGAATTCAGGCTATACACTCAGGAAAGCCAGTACAGGTTTTATGAGCGCAAACGTCAAGAACATAAACAAGTCAAACGCATCGATGACAGTAGATGTGAGCAAAGCAAAGATCAACATCAACATACCAACTACTTTTACGGTTGAAATATGAAATATATACTGCACATTGAATTGCCTCCATATACAACTAAGGCAAAAGAAGAAGAGATTGTAAAAAACTTACATCCTAGATTAAAAGAGGACTATATAGTGATTGTAACGTCTAATTGCAAAGTAAAGATACTTCCTAAATGGAGATACTTTATAGGCAAACTTAAAAACGATTTCTTTATTTGGATAAAAATTCAAAACAAAAGATGGCAGCAAAAGGTAGGTATATACCTAAAATAAAAAACGGAATAGATCAGTCTAGGATTACGGGTTTAATGGTAGCCCAAAGAACCAATGACATGATCTCAATGATTTTGGAAGGCAAGCCAACATCTGAAATCATGGATTACTGCATAAAGAAATATGGAGGGACATTGCCTTCAAACAGGGTATTCCTAGTCCAAGCCAACAAAGAAATAAGGGATAGAAAGGCTTATGAGTTAGATGACGTAATAAACTCCCATGTAGAAAGATATGAACTGATATACAGCGATCTAATGAAATTAAGGGCGCACAGTATGGCAATGAACGCTTTAAAGGCAAAAGAAAAATTGATACAACTGCACAAGAACGATACGCACATGAGAGTAGTTGGAGGTCAGGTAGGGGTAGTGGAATACTTAGGCCAAAGGACTTTCTACGATCAAAACAGGTTAGATGAAGGGCAAAGAGAAAGATTAGAGCAATTGTTAAAGAAGATAGATTTATGAAAGCAAGGGCTGGACAAAGAGTAGTGATACAGTTATCGCAAATGGATTTACTGAAAAGAACACCTGTTCGCGACACTATTGAAAATAAATTCAAAGAACATTTAAAATCTTGTGAAGATAAAGAGAGTGTGGTTATCACAAATGGGAAAATCACAAAACAAGCTGAGGGTTTAAGTTCGCCCTATTTTAGTGTTGATTATTGTTATGAGCTTGAATATGATGTAGAGCTAAAACAAGATGTTGAGTACAGAGATTGTTTGGATTTTATGCTATGCAACACCTTCTAGTAGATAGCCCACATATAATCGAAAAGCTGGAAAAAGAACTTGAGAAGAAAGTATATAGGAAAAGCTATTACGAATTCTACAAGGTAGCATTTTGTCAATTGCATCCAGGTACTGAGTATGATGACAATTGGCACGCAAAGTACATTTGCGATCTATTGCAAGCAGAGGTAGAAAGGATAATCAAGAAAGAGCCAAGAAAGAAAGATATAATTATCAACGTACCGTTCAGGTCTAGTAAGTCAATGATATGCACCGTGATATTCCCTGTGTGGGCTTGGACGGTAGACCCTAGTTTAAAATTCATATCGGTAAGTTACTCAGGCTCACTGGCTATTGAGCATAGCAGTAGGTCAATGGATTTGATTCAAACCCAATGGTTTCAAAGATTGTATTCTGGAGGCGTAGGATATTCAACAGGCAAAGTTCAATTGAAGCCTGGCCAGCAAGCTAAAGGGCATTATGAGACCACGCAAACTGGAATGAGAAAGGCCGTTGGAACAGGTGGGCAAATCACTGGATCTGGTGCTGACATAATCATATTGGACGATCCAATGGATCCACAAATGGCCTCATCGGAGGTAGAAAGAGAAAATGCAAAGAATTTCTATAACCACACTTTATACTCTCGTTTGAATGATCCTGAAGTAGGCATAAGGATAATAGTTATGCAAAGGCTTCATGAAGAGGATACTTCTGGAATGCTGTTGAACAAAAAGAAAGGAAGGCCAGAAGACCATTTGCATATTTGCATTCCAGGAGAACTTGACAAAGAAGTATTGAGCCCTCCTGAGTTAGAGCAATATTACAAAGATGGTTTGTTTTGGCCTACTAGGTTCAGTAGACAGGCTTTGGCGGCATTTAGAAAAACATTAGGAGATATTCAATACGCTGGTCAAGTAGGCCAACGTCCTGCACCAAAAGAAGGGAACATAGTAAAGCGTCACTGGTTTGAAATAATGCCAGCAGCACTTGCTATAAGAGACCCGCAGAGATGCCCTATTATGTTTTTCTTGGATACAGCTTATACAGAAAAACAAGAAAACGACCCATCGGCTGTACTGGCTTGCTATCAATACGAAAACAAAGTGTACGTCATGAACGTGGCAGAAGTGTACATGGAGTTCCCTGAGCTCATCAGGTTTGTTCAATCTTACGTAAGCATAAACGACTACACCTCACTAGGTTCAATGATCTGGGTTGAACCAAAGGCTTCAGGTAAGTCCCTAGTCCAGACCCTTAGAGAGGTCAGTGCTTTGAACATTGGTGAGATTGAAAGCGAACTGGTCAACGGTAGGGATAAGTTAGGGAGGTTATCAGCTATATCCCCTCACATCCAATCAGGCAGAGTGGTTCTCATAGAAGGAACATGGAACGAAATGTTCCTCACGCAGGTATGTTCTTTCCCTAATGCGGCACACGATGAGTTTGTGGACTTACTTTGTTACGCTGTAGATCAACTACTTGTGAATGGACAAGGGGATCTGATGGGTACAATGTAAAAAAAAATAAAGGACGATTTTATAGCCACTATGTAGGATTTTTATTAATTTTACATTGTAATGCCTTATAAACTTAAAAAGAAAGAAGAAAAGTTAAAGTCCGGGCCAAAGTCCAAGCTCGATACCCCTATTTACCAAAAGGCACAAGAGGACATTGAAAAGTATTTAAGGGAAGGATGGTTGATAAATGAAATATATGCCGAGATCCTTTCAGATATTCCAGAACTGACTGAGGTCACCTTTGCCAATATGGTCAAGAAAGCCTACGAACAGGCTAAGTTAACCATCCATAGGAACAAAGAGTACATATTTAAGCTCCATATGGATAGGTACGAAACCATCTATAAGAAAGCAATGGAGATGTTGGATTCTTGGATGCGACCATTGGATACAAAGGGGAACGATTGGGCAATAAGGGTAGCCAAATACGGTACGGCAATGAAAGCCTTGAAGTCAAAAGAAGACTTGCTAGGGTTGCACAATAAAGACGTAGTGATAGATATTACCGAGCATACTGCCTTTATGAACAAGAAGGCAGAAACAAGGGGAAGGCCTCCATTTGATACTGATGCACTTAGTTTGGAAGAACAGATAGAATTGCTACATTTGCTGAAACAAGCAAAAGTGAGCGAAGATGACGGTGTAAGGAAACTGATAGTAAAAAAAGCACCTTTGGCGGTAATAGACAAAATACCAGAACCTCCAAAGCCTGGAGAAACAATAGATACCATTTACGAAGAAATGCCAGAGAAAGTGGTTGATAAACTGCAAGTAGTGGTTCAGCAAGAGATGGAAGATGAAAGCAACAGGTATATAGTTGACGCTCGATCGCAAGAAGCAAAAGACGCAACTGCTTCCACTAAAGAACAAGTAACAAAGAAAATCAATTCTAGTTTAATAGACGAATTTAAAAACAGGCTAAAACAAAAATAAATTATGAAATGGCATTCACCTATACCCAGACACATGGACACAAGGGTGTCCAGAAGATTTGCTCTACTTCCAGTGCAGATTGGCAGCGATTTGGTTTGGCTAGAAAGATACTGGTTAAAAGAAAAATATGTGTATCGTGGCTGCGATACTGAATGGATTGAAGACGATGTTACCCAAGACAAATCTGAAGCCAACGAGTGGAAAATGGATATTGAGATAATGCAACAAGGGAGAGAAAGTTGATTTCCAAAATGAGAATGTTATTTAGTATTTTTACATCATGTTTCAATCAGTAAAACAGTTCATTTTGAAGTACTTGCCTTACTTGGCAATAATCATACTTTGCCTGATTATGTTCAAAAACTGTTCTGACCATAACGCTGAAATGAATGGGCTAAAATCCAACTTATCTATATCAAAAGACAGTGTTAAATATTTAAGAGGGAAGAATGGGGAATTGGTAAACAGAGTACTTTCAGTAGAACTAGATAACAAATCATTAAAAGAACAAGGTGAGCTGTTGGGTATAAGCAACAAAGAGTTGAAGAAAAAAATAGGTTCACAAGGGGTATTGATAGCTTATTACAAAGGTGCAATAGAAACATCAGGCAAAGGTACATCTAAAGGCAAGGATACTACAATTTACATAACAACGTCCAGTGATACCTCAAGAAAAATAAATGCAAAGAAGTTTTCGTTCAACAATGGTTACTTAAAGTTAAATCAAATATATAACCCCTTAACAGATTCATTGTCAACAAATTATGACTATAAAGTAGATTTTGAACTATTGAACTACAGATCTGGAAGAAAATTCTTGTTCTTAGGCAAAAGAGAATTGATAGCTGATGTAAGGTTGAGTGACCCAAACGCAAAGATGACAGATGTAAAGTCCGTAGTGATAAAGCCTCCGCCTAAAAAATGGTATCAAACAAACTTATTTAAGTACGGGGTAGGATTTTTAACTGGAAGCTACTTGATGTCAAGATGAAAAGAGAGATCAACTTTACAGTCAGGAACAAGAACGAAGTGGCAATGCACAAAGCTCAATTAGAGCAAATAGGTTTGCAACTTGCAGAACAGGCTTATCAAAACCAATTAGAAAGAGAACAGGTAGACCAACAGATCAACCACTTAAATTCTTTAATAAAGATCAATGATAAAATAGTAAAAGACAATGAGACGTTTTTGTTTGCCATTAAGCAAAATACAATCAATACCATAAAAGACTACAAAAAGGTGAGCAAGATACTCAACGACGTGTTGAGCCGAAATCACGATCCAGATAAAACATTTGTTGAAATGGTGGGCATAAATTCCAAGATAAACGAGATGGAAGAATATTTTTATAGGACTTTCCATATGACCCCTCATCAATACCGTCAAATAGAAAAAACCAAATCAAGTTTAAATTAAAAAACAAAATACGTATGGATTTCTTAAAATTCTTATGGGCAGACAATGGTGTCAAAATCTTTGCAGGGTTTTTGTCCCTTATAGCAGTATTCTTTGTGGCGGGTTATTATCTGGATAACATGACCTTGAGAGAAATATTGCCAATGCTAGCTATATTGTCTGCATTGAGTTTAACCATTGTGGTACATGCTTGGTCTAGGTACAACAACTTGTAAGGTAGACGGTTGTGGTCAACCTGTGGCAAACAAGTTCCACAAACTTTGCGCTGACCACAGATACCAACAGCAAAATGGGGGCAAGACCAAACAACAAGTCTACATGGAAAGAGCAAAAGGCAAAGTTGTTATAAAAGAACAAAAAACAATAGCTGGACTACCTGACCTCAAAAAGCAATACTCAATAACCAAAGTCTCCAGTAAACCAAAATGTAGGTGTAGTGACGGCTCGATGGTCAGTCAAGTAGAAATAAAAAGAAAGACAGCGGAGACTTACGATAAAATAGGTCAAGATAGGGCTAAGTTTTGTCAAGGATGTGGAAGGTGGGATGTCCCCTTGAGCCATTCACACATTATACCACAAGCTAGGTGCAAAGTGCTAGGCAAGACTGAATTGATATGGGACAAAGACAATATCCGCTATCACTGTTTCGATGACTCATCCAGCTGTCATTTAAAGTGGGAGACAGGCAACCCAGTTGAACTGATAAAGATGCTGGACTTAGAAGAAAACATTTTGTACTTAGAAAAACACGATCCAGAAGGATTAAAAAAAATAATGATAAAGTTAGAATCTTTAAAGGATTAATGTTAATTTTACATTCTTGTAAATGAGTTACACTTTTACTTACGGTACACACAATTTAGTTAACTTAGGGGATGAATCACATTCTCTTGACGAAATGCTCAACGTAGTTAGAATGTATATTTACAAAACAAAAAAAGTAGTTATCAATCCAAAAATAAGAACAGGTACTGAGCATGAAAGCAAAGATCTCAACTTGCTATACATAGCTTACACATTAGCTTTACAAAATCAATCAGCATGGATATAGAATATTTGCTTTACGACAATGGTGAAATCATAGGCAAGTCAACGGTAAAATTAATCGATGGCGTGAAAGTGGTAACATCAATGTTTTCTATAATAAATAATTTAAAAGAACAAGCAGCAAAAGATGGGATCAACTTAGTGCTTGCAGCAGGTCTTAGGACTTGGGATGATCAAATGTCTTTACGCAAAAGAAATGTGAAAGACAAAACCAAAGTTGATGATATAGAATATTTAACAAACGCTCCAGCTTCTGACTTCAGTCCGTTTGTTGGCAAGCCTGGGTGGAGCAATCACCATGATGGTTCCGCGTTTGATTTTAAAGTAACTGGACAGCCAAAGGTATACGCTTGGCTTGTAGAGAATGGTTTTAAAAACGGTTTTGTTCGCACAGTTCCATCAGAAAGATGGCACTGGGAATATAGGCCAAATCAAAAAACCCCTTTCACATTTGTGAAAAAAAATGATTTAAGTTGGGATGGTTTAGCAGACACAATATTGTTGAAGTGAAAAAAGTAATACACCACAAAGCAGAATTTTTAAACAAACCTGGATTCCATAGTGATGCCAGTATATTGACATGCATTTCAGTTGAACAAGAAAGTGACTATCCTTATTGGAACGCAGAGCTTAGGATAAGAGACTGTAACGATGTAGTGTCAATGAATTGCAGTTTAGAGGATACAGACGATTTAGAAAATCTTCTAAATAAGATTGAAATCATGATCAACAACCTAAAAGAGTTTAAGAAAAAATTGCCAATAGGATTTGCCGAATATATGCAGTTAAAGGCAAACTACGATAAGAACAAGAAATGAGCAAAAAAATAAACTCATACGTAGTACTAGACTTTGAGACAGGAGGCTTATCTCCAGTCAAAAACCCAATATGTGAGGTTGCTTGTTTAGGCATAAATGGTGTTACACTTGAAGAAGTGTTGAGATATGACAATGTAGTTAAGCCATACGACAAAACATTGTTATACGAAGAAGGTGCAATAAAAGTTCACGGGTTAACAAAGGATGTATGCGAAAAAGATGGAGAAAATTTAAGACAGGTAGTGGAAGACCTGACCCTAGTATTTCAAGAAACCAATGTCTACCAAAGCAAGATATGTAAACCTATTTTAGTAGGACACAATATAACTTTTGATATTCCATTTTTGACAAATATATTTAAAAGAGCCAATATACCTTTAAAGGAATACGTTAGCGGTTATGAAGACAATGGTGTATTTATCCCACATCACATAGACACCATGTTCCTTACCAAAGGAGCAGACGGACACAAAGATGAGAAGACAGTAAAGTTTAGTTTAATAGAAAGCGTCAGAAGGCATTCTGGCGACATTGCGGATGCGCACAGGGCTTTGAATGATGTGATAGCCACAGCTTCATTGTTCAGACATTTTATGTCAAAGTTGAGGTCACAAGGTAGCGGTCTACAAGCAGCTTCAGACGGTAGTGGATTGGTAAGAAAAAAATTCAAAATATGACAGGTATAGATTTACAGGCAGAGAATTGGTTGATTAAGAATTCCTACGGGATAGAGGCATTACTGGAAGATGAATACGAAGGAGATAACTTTAAACAGGCTATAATTGAAGCCTATAAAGCAGGTTATTTAAAGTGCCTTGAAAACGAATTTGAAGAGAATTTAGAAATGAATCATAAACATAAATATGTTACAATTAAAGCAAAGATTAATACAATCGATACTTCTTTACCAAAAATCTCTTTAGATTAAAATATGACCATAGAGCCAGAAAACTTATCGCCAGAACAAATCTATTCTTTGCAAGCCCAGTACGAGGCAGGTGTGGAACACATGAAATATTATCACGACACCATGAAACACTTCAAGTTTCCAGAAAGAAGGAAAAAAACTTTTGACACCATACATTACGAGAAAAATCTACCAGAGATAGAAAGGGCATTGAGAAAACTAGGAAAAATAAAATAAGAAAGATATGTTACAAGAAGCAAATATTGGCACAGTCACTGATAATCTAACTGAAGTAGAGAAAGAACAGTTTAAGAAAGATTGGGAAGAATCGCAAAAGTCAAACACTGTACCAGTACTTCAATCAATGGAAGAAATCCAAGAACAGAACAGGTTAGAAGTAGAAAAATTTAAGGAAGACCCTGAAAACAAAAAGAAAGCATTTGATTTAGCAGTCTCAATTGAAGGATTGATGGGTACTAAGTGGTTTACCTTGCCTAAGTTAGTTAAAAAGACTGGGGACAAACCAGAGGTTTTGTTTCAAAAACTAAAGCTCCTAGAGTTGTTCGATTATTGTGTTATTGATAAAGGTGAAGCGTTGAGCAAAGAAAGGGGCATGTGGGTGTTCAACATTACCCTAGACCCACGTGATAAAATAGCCGCCATTCAGAGGGTCATTGATACCCACAAACAGGACATAAAAGATTTAGAACTAAAAATCAAAATCATTGAGGCCAAGATTGTGCCAAACCCACAAGCTGTAAGTTCAAAGTAAGGTTAAAAACAATAACTAAATTTTAGTATTTTTATTTTAAACTTACAAAACTATGTTCGATTTCCATAATAACGAAACCATAAAGTCTCACAGAGAAGTACAACAAGCCAAAATGCTTGGATCATTCAAAAGTGAAGATAAAGCCTATCAGGCTTCATTGATTAAAGGTTTGTCTCAAGACGAATTTAACACCAAGTACCCATCTAGCTCTTACGAAACTTTCTCTTTTCAAGCTATCGAGAAATTTAAAGCCGACCTAAAGAAAGCCAATGAAGATGACTTGGTTAAGGCAGAAACCGAAATCGAATCAGCTACCAATGGACTTTCGCAGGTAGTGGTAGAACAAGCTGGAGGTTTGAAGAAAATCGTCTTTGTAAGACAAAAAGCATAGAGGTGAGTGAGCAACCTACCTGTATACCAACAACTATCTCAATTAGACGAAAGAGAGCAAAAACTTTCTATTGAGAAATCCCTTTTAGTACAGAAAGCGTTGCAGTCAGGCGATATAGATGAGATCTATAAAGCCCAACAGTACATCAGTAACTTTCAGCCTAAGCAAACTATTGCCAACGCAATAGGCCACAAGTCCCTGACTTTTGACCCTTTTGAAACAAACACCTCTCAAGGTTACTTTCAAAAGAACGCTCAAGTGTCATTTGAGCTATTGCGACAAATGGCAAAGAACCCTATTATCAACGCAATCATTTCGACCAGAAAAGATCAGGTCACAGAATACTGTACACCTCAAGTAGATAAGTATTCCAAAGGGTTCGTTATACGCAAAAAAAATTCAAAAGATCAGCAAGTAAGCGACAGAGATAAAAGAGAAATAGATAGATTGACCCAGTTCCTTTTGAACTGTTCTGAAGAAGAAGAGGTATGGGACATGGACGATTTTGATTCACTTATCAGAAAAGTGGTAGATGACTCGCTTACGCTCGACCAAGCGTGTTTTGAGGTAGTCAACAATAAACTAAAACAGCCTACCCAAATAGTTGCTGTGGATGGTGCTACAATAAGGCTTGCAGACAGTTACGATAACAAAAACAATCTAAAACAAGGAGAGAAGAAAGACGGCTTTTATCCTAGTTATGTTCAGATATATCAAAACAACATATATCAAGAATATTACCCTTGGGAACTTTGCTTTGGTGTAAGGAATCCACAAACAGCATTAAATTCAAACGGATACGGAAAGTCAGAACTAGAGATATTGATCTCTACTGTTACAGCTATGTTCAATAGCGACAGTTACAACAACAAGTTCTTCCAGAACGGTACAGCTCCAAAAGGAGCCCTTCTAGTTAAATCAGCTGGTGGGGTTAATAAAGATAAAATAGCAGAATTAAGAAGGGATTGGAACGCTACAATGACAGGTGTCAATAATTTCCACAAGACACCTGTATTAGATGCAGAGAAAATAGAGTGGCTTGACCTACAAAAGTCAAACAGGGACATGGAGTTCTCCAAGTACCAAGAATACTTGATAAAATTAGGTTGCGCGGTTTACAAGATAAGCCCTGAAGAGATAGGCTTCCCGTTGCAAGGAACAGGTCATGGTGCGTTTGGTTCGGCTAATGGAGGAAATGAAGAGAAAGAATATAGCATCAGTAAGGGACTAAGGCCATTGCTCAAATCAATCCAGACTTGGATCAATAAAATGATCATAGGCCCTAAGAGCCAAGGTCAATATGAATTTATTTTTGCTGGAATTGACACTGAAGACAGTAAAGACGAAGAGGAGAGATTGGTCAGGGCAGCTTCAACCTACATGACCGTAAACGAGGTCAGGGCTATAAGAGACTTAGAACCACTGCCAGATGGAAAGGGGGACATTATCCTTAATACTTTTATGATGCAGCAAGACCAGATGCGAATGCAACAACAACAAATGCAATACCAACAATACCAGCAGCAACAAGGGGATCAAAACCCCTTTTTAGAACAAGAAGCACAAAAAGCAGAAGATAGTACTTTTAACAAATCAAATCCATTTGCAAAAGAGTTCAGCAGGTGGATAGACAAAGAGTTTGGTGTAGAAAAAATATCAATTTAAAAATAAAAACTATGGCACATCACGAAGAAGAAGATTACTACAAAGGCGTAACATTTTTAAACTTTCAGTCAGGTTCACCAGACGAACCAAGTGACAAATTGTTTAAATTGCTAAAGCATTTTACGTATGAGATGCACGAGATGGGTATAAGGGTTTACACAAATATCCAAATCGGAAAACCACAAGGCGGTGGATGCCCTCCTGGAGGATGTAAATGAATCAGGCGCGTCAAACGATATTGTTTTTCTCTGTGGTTATACTTTCACAAACATTCTTTCTGTATTTACCGATTAAGAATGGATTGGTTGATTGGTTTCCGTTCTCTGATTCAGAATGCACCAGACAGGAATATTTTTATTACCTGTTTGAACATTTGTCTTTTATGTGCTTATTTTATTTCATCTACAGATGGCACTGTCAGCACATAAAAGAGTTAGAGATAATACTTTTGATTTTGGTTGTTGATTTTATAGATTATTTGTTGACGTATAATTCAGTTTGGGTTTATTTAGGAAAATTTCCGATTTCATGGAACACTTTGCAAATATTACTCATGGGTTATGCGTTTTTAAAGTCAAAATGAATGAATTTGTCGCATGTTTACTATTGTTGATGCTGTTAACTTTGTTATTTTTGTTAACCTTTGTAGTCAACCATCAAAAAAAGAAAATTAAAGAATTGGAAAAACGTTATAACAAATGGAATCACACGAAACTGTCTTAATGGGGATATTGGTAACCATTGCACTTGGATGGGTAGGCTGGATAAGCCTAACTGTCGTTCAAAATACGATAAAGATAAATGGCCTTTTGAAGACCTACGATAAGATAGATACCTTACAAAGTTCGATTGACCAATTGAGAGCACAATTAAATCAATTCTTGAAAAACGAACTTGATGAGCTAAAAGAAATTGCCAAAAAATATGACGATCGCTAAATTGATTTCACTTTTAGTACAAGATATATACAACAGCTTTTTCACAAATGAAAAAGGTTTTTCATCAAGAAAACTGACAGCATTTGTAGGGGTCATGACCGCTGTCTACTCCACCCATCGATTTGTGGATTCAAAAGTAGTTGTTGAAGTTATAACGGTTTGGTTACTGTTCTCATTGTTGTGTTTAGGCATAGTAACGATGGAGCATATAATTAAATTCAAGAACGAGAAGAAAGATGGACAAACCCCTCAATAAGGCAATAGAACAGATTGAACAAAACTACCAAGACCTATTTGACAAATCTATTTATCAAGGGCTAATAAAGGCAACAAAGAATTTGTTAAATGACACTATCACCTCAACAGATCAACGAGATACTACATCAGTTGAACTTGCAGACCTTGATATTCATATCGAGAACAGCAGGGGGTCAATTCCTACAGCCTAGTGAACAAGAGGCTTTGAAAAAAGCAGGGATTGATGTAAAATCCCTGTACAGTCAAACAGACGATATAGTCAAACTCAACTTTCAATTAGGCTTATTATCACAAGCAATAGGTCAATCAGCAAAAGACATTACATACGATCAATTCAAAAAATATGTCCTGTCAGGCCAATCAATTCCATTGACAGATAGGGAAAAGGCCTCAATACAGAGCATCAAGAACCAGTCAGTAACAGACATAAGGTCTAACCAGCAAAACATATTTAAAGACATAAACAATGTAGCCAGAAAAGAAGGGATGAGTGTGAGGGCTTCTCAAGAACAATACATAAAGGATAGGATAAGCGAAGGGTTGCAAAACAGAGAGTCTGTTAAACAAATCTCAAACACCCTTGCAGAGCTTACTGGCGATTGGTCAAGGAACTTCAGTAAATCAGTACAGTACATCTCGCATACAGCTTTAAACGAAGGTAGGCTGGCTTTAATTCAAAGAAGAGGAGAGGGGGGGCAGATATACTTTGTAGTTCAAAAAGACGCCTGTGACAAATGTAAAGAGTTGTATTTAAAAGACGGAAACGAACCTAGAATATTTACTGCAAAGCAATTGCTAGAAAACGGTGACAATATAGGCAAGAAAACAAGTGAATGGAAAGCGACAATATCCGCCCTTCACGTGAATTGCCGCTGCCTATTAACCGAATACAAAGAAGGGACAAGATGGAACGGGACTAGGTTTACAATACCAAAAGGTCAACCTTACGTTAGCCCAATAGAAAGAAGAAAAGTAAGAGTAGTGTTCAACGGGGAAGAATTTTTTGTGTAAATTTACTGTATGAAATTCAGGGACAGAATCAAGTTGCCGCCAGTGAAGAGATTCTTTCTGGACTTGACTTCAGACTACGATATGTCCAAGGTTTCAACTATCACACTCCAAAATACCAAGAAAGGCAAAAACACACACGGCACTTGTTGGCCTCCAGAACAGACAAAAGACAAACTTTACAAGATTTCTGCCTATGTAAAAGCCGACCACGACAAATACCCTTTGCTAGACAAACATTGGTTCAAAATAAACGGAAAGGCTTTGAAGGTATCTTGGAAGTACGATAGCGTAGAGGAAGCGTCTGTCTACATATTGTCGCACGAGCTTTTCCACTATTTGTCTTGGACTAAACAATTGGTTGATAGGGATGGTAAATTCATAAAGAACACTGAATGCAACGCTAACTGGTTTGCCCACGGTCAAGTAGCTAGATTCTCGCAGCCATTGCAGATCACTTAGAATTACTAAAAACCTTAGTAAAATCAATTGAATTGATTATCAAGTAGTTACGTATTTAATGAAAATAAATACAGTAAAATGTTTTCTGATACAGGAAATAGATTATATATTTATACCATAATTAAACACACACAAAAATGAAAAACACACATTTGCCATCTAAAAGAAAGTATGTAGTAGCCTTTATTGAAGGCACTGCTGCCGTTACACAATTCCCCTCCTTGTCTGAGATATTGGAAGATTCAAATGATGAATGGAAGTATGCTTTGCAAGAACATCTTGATAGAGTTCTTGACCTCAAAGTTGGAGAAAGAATCCAATTGCATTTTAATCGTGATAATGCAGATAGCCTAGGCCAAATAAAAAGAGTGGAATAAAATGCAACTCCATGACCTAGTAGAGTTCTGGTTTGATCACCGAGCCAGAACTTTCATAAAGCATCAGACACACATGACCAATAAACCAAAAGCCATGTGCTATGCTGAGAAAAGAAAAATAGAATTCCTAAGACCGATTAGTCTGCACACTAGATTTAAGGTAGTCAAGAACGGAGAACTACAGTACAGTAATTTATTTAAGAACAAGAAAACTAAAACACACAATGACCAAAATATACACCTACCACAATCCTAATTCCCCACAAGGGGAATACAAGGATTTCATTTCATTTGAAAAAGAGACATTGCAAGATGCAAATGAATCCATTGCATTGTTCAGAAGTAATAAATCAAGATTTACTTTGTGGAGTATCACAAAAGGATTAAGTTTGAAGGATTTTAAAATGCCAACAAGATGAAAGCATACATCTATTTTTCAGGGGACCTTAGCGTAGGAATTCAATCATATTGGTACGAGATGGAGATACCCCAAGCTAGCATTGAACAGCCAGAGGACAGGATGTTTACACGTCAGCAAATCAAAACACTGTACGAAGAACTTGATGGGGAATTTAAGTGCGTGGTATCGTTTTCAGATGAAAAGTTAACCCAAAATTAAAAAAACATGAGACACATAGCATTGTATGTTTTGGCAATTACAATTTTTTTAATAATTTGGCTCTGGAGAGACGATCTCACATTAAAATACAAATGGCATTATCCTGTCGTGTCAGGTATATTTGTTTCAACTGTAATAGAAATAATCGGCTGGTGTATTTACTTTATAATAGTGGGATGACAATTATTTACGAAGACGATATATATCCAGAGGACTTGTTGAACAACGCAAACATAAATAAGTTCAAAGATAAAACCATAAGGGAGATATTGGAAAATCATCCTGACCCTAAAAAATTTATATCTGTATTCAATAGAAGCAACAAGTATTGTCTATCAGACGAAATAGGGGTAGTCAGGAAACATTTAGGAGGATTTATAAACGGATGGCAAAGAAATTAAATTTTGACAATTTATAAAAAATTAGTAATTTTACTGCTGTTATGAACAGCGTTGAAAAAGAAACAAATGAAAACCTTAGTAAACCAAACTCCTTATTTGAGGAGAAGCTGGATTCATTAAATGTAGAAACATCTTTAGAGAGCTGGGAAGTGGAGAAGAAAGGAAATGATTTTGAAGTGAAGCGGGACATTAGGAACATAGGAGGTAATTTTACAGGTAGACTTAGCGTCTTATCTCGATAAGCAAGACAAATGTGTGTTGTGTTTTGAGAGGTTTAAACGAAAGTTTAAGCCTCTTATTTTTTAGCCACAATCCGATGAAGCTCATGTGGAAGAGCTACTGCCTTGTAAGCAGAAGGTTGTCGGTTCGAACCCGTCCATCGGATCTAAAAACATTAAATGAAAAAACTAATACTAACTATACTGTTTTTAATAGTCGCTATTAAAGCAAACAATGTTTTAGTTTCAAAAAATGAATTAAAGAGATATAAGGCAGATTTTAGATTGACATACTCTTACATAAGGTCTTATGAAGGCAACTACGTAAACGACCCACTTGATAGAGGGGGTGAGACCTATGCTGGCATAACAAAGAAATGGAACAAAGATTGGTACGGCTGGAGACACATAGACAAAAGCAAAAGAGAAAGGCATGACCTAGTTCCAGAGGCTGAATTTTGGGTACTTGATTATTATCTTGACATTTGGGTGAAAGAAGGGTGGTATGAACTAGACAATCAACAAGTAGCAGATTATCTTTTTGACTTTAGGGTCAACGGACCAACATTATTTGTCAAGATGTTGGAGAAAGCATTGTTTGAATTGAAGGGGCTTAAATTGGACAATAAGATAACAGTTGAGGATATTGAGACAATAAACAAAATCCCTAGCAAAACATTGTTAGATAGGTTAAAAAAAGACAGATATGAATTCTATCAACAATTGGTCAAGAAAGACAGTACTCAATCAAGGTTTTTGGAAGGCTGGCTGAATAGAGCAAACAGTGTAAAAATAAATAGTTAAAAATTTTTTTATTTGATCGATAAGTAGTAATTTTATGTCCTCAATAAACGACTAAAATAGAAAAACGTTCTTTAAAATAAATGGGCCTGACAGGAATTGACAGTAGTAATTGGTAACACAATCAGCGTAGGGAAGTATGCTGTACCTACTGAAAATATGCATACACAAACAATTGACAATCAATTAATCGCTAACAGTATCCTAGGTGGTACTATTGGCAATCGTCAAGATGCAAAAGTAGGTTTTGATTTCTCAGCCTTTAACTTTAATAGAGTTGAAGCAGAGCAAGAATTAGAGCTTGCTGCTTAATGAGTAAAACAAAGGGGATTTTCGATATGACACAAAAGAAGTAATGGCAATCGAATGGTGGAGGTTGTAGGTAGTTGAAAAACTGCTGGTAGCCCTAAAAGTGAGTTGTTGGACTTAAACCAAACAAGCTGTAAGTAATCGTGGTATTGTATGCTATCTGGACAGCGGTTCGAATCCGCTCAGGTCCACAAAAATTGACTAGTGGTGAAACTGGCAAACACAGTGGTAAGTTAGTAATAGAGTAAGCGTTTTAAAATAGCACTGCTCGGCTTATTGCCTAACAACCGCCTCATTATAGGTTCGACTCCTATCTGGTCAACAAAAATAAAATTTTCAATTATAAAAAATTTTATTAATTTTACTGCGTGATTAAAGAAAACACGATTTACTGCAAGTTGATGGGGCAAATGGGCAACCAAATGTTCCAGATCGCAGCAGTGATAGCTCATTCGTTGAGACATAAAAAGCAATATGTGTTTCCTCAAAGAAGTGGTAAGAGAGATCAATTCCCAATGATGTTCCCTCACTTATCTACCTTGCATGAATACCCTTTGCCAATAAACGGCTTTTATAGAGAAGAAAAATTTGGCAGGTATTTTGAGATACCTCAATCTGCAAATTACCTAGTTGGATACTTTCAGTCTTCAAAATATTTTGAAGATTATCTGGTTAAAGTAATTGAAGCATTTCAACTACCTAAGTACGAACAAAGATTGAATGAGACAATATCAATGCACATTAGGCGTGGCGATTCACTTTCCAATGAGAGATTAAATCAACCTTCATTAAAGTATTTTCATGATGCTATTGAGCATTTCCCAGATAGATATAAAGTATTGATTTTTACAGACGATATTGTTTGGGCAAAAGAAAACTTCAAAGGAGATAGGTTTACAATAAGTGACAAACAAGACCCCAAATCAGCGTTAACAGAAATGACTTCGTGTATTCACCACATCATAACTAACAGCACTTTTAGTTGGTGGGGTGCTTACCTAGACCTTAACACACATTCAAGATACGGAGGTACAGTAATATGCCCCAGTAAGCACACTTGGTTCAGTGACAAATATAAAGAACATTTGACAGCAGAAGATATAGTTGAAGATAACTGGATACAAATAGATATATGAAAATTTTCTTAGATGATATACGCATTCCTACTGATTGTATTGAATATATGGGAAAAAGAATAGGAAAACTTACTTATACTTACCTTGATTATGATTGGAATGTAGTAAGAAACTATCCAGAATTTGTTAAAGTGATTGATAAGTTCAAAGGTAAAATAACTCATATATCTTTTGATCATGACTTAGCAGATGGACACTATCATAAAAATATGCAGAAAGGAGTAATTAATTACAACTCAGAAGACTTCAATTCTGATGATTTTAATAAAACAGGTTTTCATGCTGCTAAATACTTTAAACAAGTTTATGACCAAGAAAAGCTGGAATACCCTGTGTTATTTGTACATTCTATGAATCCAGTAGGAACAGAAAATATTGTTAATCTATTTAAGAAATGATTTCACTTTGCCTAACTGTATGGAATCGTACCGATATGGTTATAAATGCCATTGAAGACGTAATGTACGATGAAAGGATTTCAGAAATAGTAATAGTTGATGACCACAGTGCTTTAGAAAATTTTTACAGCTTACAAGCTAAGTTGGAAGCTATAAACCTAAACAAGATCAAGTTATATCGCAACGATAAAAACCTAGATTGCTACAAGAACAAGAGAGAAGCAATTTCAAAAGCAGAAAACAAATGGGTAATTATTTTGGACAGTGACAATAAAATAGGTACTGATTACTTAGATGCAATATACAGGACTCCAGTATGGGACAAATCAGTAATCTTACAACCTGAATTTGCTAGACCATTGTTTGATTTCAGGCAAATGTCAGGTCAAGTGATTTCAAAATACAACGTGGCCAATTACACTGATATAAAACCTTTCTTGTGGATGATCAATGCCATGAACTATTTTGTCAACCGTGACGAATATTTGCGCGTGTGGGATGGATCAATTGATCCTCATACCAGTGATACGATACTCCAAAATTATAATTGGCTAAAAGCAGGAAATTCAATATACGTTGTGCCAAACATGAGATATGACCACCTTGTTCATTCAGGGTCTCACTATAAGAACAATGTACATAAGACAGGTAATTTATTTGAAGTATTGATGGGCAAAATTAGAGAAATGAAATAAGACGTGAAACTACAAATTAACGACACAGCTAAAACAATCAAGATAGAAGGAGAAGTTAATCTTGGAGAGTTTATTGAAAAGATCAGCAAATTGATACCTGAGTGGAAGGAATACACCTTGTTAACAAATACTATAATCAACAATTGGTCAACCCCAATTATGGTACAAGGATATTGGGTAGCTTCTGGCGGACAATTTACAAATCTTAAAGTATTTAACGTAGAATTGTAATGGTAACATTTAAGCCGCAAGGCAGATTGGGAAACTGGTTGTTTTGTGTAGCCACAGCAATAGCTTACGGATTAGAACATGGTTTTTCAGTATATCTGCCTGGAGTAACAAATGATCAATATCACGATCCAATTTACAGTATGGGAGGATTGCCTACAACAAACTTTAGTGATATAGATCGAATAATCGTTGAACAGCAATATTACAGATACGACAAGTTACCATTTGATCAATCATATAGAAGTCAAAATATCTTATTGAGAGGCTACTTCCAGAACCCAAAATACTTCCAAGATTACAGGAAAGAAATAATTGAAACACTGGGATTTCAATACAACAAACATCAAGAAGATACTGTATCAGTTCACGTAAGGAGGGGCGATTATTTGACTTTACAACACAAACATCCCCTAGTCACCAAAGAGTGGTATGAAAATGCAATGGATTTATTTAAAGGAAAAGAATTTTACTTCTTTAGTGACGACATAGAATGGTGTCAAAGAGAGTTTGGAGGAAGAAAAGATTGCTCTTTTTCAGTAAGGCAAAATGAGTTAACGGACTTACAGCAAATTAGCCAATGCGAGCATCACATAAACAGTGCCAGTACATTCTCGTGGTGGGGAGCTTGGTTAAATCAAAACCCAAATAAAAAAGTGATAGTGCCGAAACGATGGTTGACAGAATCGCACAGTAATGAATGGACGGAAGAGATTGTCCCTAAAGAGTGGATTAGAATTTAACGAATATTAAAAGTTCAGATATGAAAAATATTATTGTCACAGGATCTTCTGGATTCATTGGCAGCCACTTAGTCAGGAAATTAAAGCAACAAGGCCACTTTGTTGTTGGCGTTGATATAGTTGAACCTAAATACGAAAAGCCTCATTTATTCTTCAATAGGGATTTGAGAAACCAACTACAGTGTAGGGAAGTGTTTAATTCATTTCATTTAAAAAATGGGATAGATGAAGTTTACAACCTAGCTTGTTTGATGGGCGGAATGGGTTATATAGGTGACACTAAACACAGTCATGATATTATGACTGGATCAACACAGATTGTTGCTAATGTAATTGATTGCAGTATTGCCCATAAAGTAAAGAAATCATTTTATAGCAGTTCCGCTTGTGTGTACAATATGTATTTACAAGAAGGGGTGCAAAACATTTCTTTAAAAGAATCCGATGTGTTCCCTGCAATGCCTGACTTGATCTATGGGTGGCAGAAGTTAATGAGTGAATTAATGTATAAAGCGGCAACTCAATCACATAATTTAGATGTTAGAATTGCTCGTTTTCATAATATTTTTGGACATGAAGGGATTTGGGATGGTGGAAAAGAAAAAGCTCCTGCTGCAATTGCACGTAAAGTTGCACAAGCAAAAAATGGGGATGCTATAGAAATATGGGGGGATGGTTCTCAAGTGAGAAGTTTTCTTTTTATTAGCGAGTGCTTAGAGGGAGTAGAAAGATTGATGAATAGTAATTTTACTGAACCTATAAACATAGGCAGCGATGAAGTTATCTCCATTAACGATTTAGCTAAACTTATTATCAAAATAAGCGGCAAAAATCTTTCAATAGCAAATGATTTAACTAAACCTCAAGGTGTTAGAGGCAGAAACTCAGATAACACGTTGATAGAAAAAGAGTTAGGATGGAAACCTAAATACTCACTTGAAGAAGGAATTAAGTTGACTTACGATTGGATTAAATCTCAAGCAAATAAATGGCAATAGCTAAACAAGAAGCTGAGATGGTACTCAGTTTAACACAATACTTTAATCCATTTTGGCTAATTGTTGATGTAGGCAGCCATAAAGGCGAATGGTTTGATGCTTTAATAGATTATAGAGATACGTCCACTGAAGCGTTGAAATATAATGTTATTTCAGTAGAGCCCAATGATAAGTTAAGAAGCTATCAGGAAGTAAAATATAGCTATAATCCCAATATCATATTTAGGTCAAATGCTATTTCTGATAAAGAAGAATTAGTTGATTTTTATCATTGGGACAATAAACATTCAGGTCTGTCTTCTATTCTAAATAATAAAAAATGGGAAAAGGAAATTTTGGATAGAAAAAGAAAGACAATACATAGTTCAACACTTGATAATATTTTTGAAGTACTTGAAATAGATATAATCAAGATAGATGTAGAGGGTGCTGAAAAACTAGTCATAGATGGTGCTAAAAGAATTTTAAAAGAAAAACAAGTCAAGTTCATCCAGATCGAATACAGTGAACACTATAAAGTAGGTGGATTTACTTTCAAACCAATCATTGAGCTAGTAAATGATTTTGGTTACAAGGTGTGGGGTTGGGACGGTAAATACTTTAATGAAGTAAAAGCAGGGGAGTTTGTGGAAGATTATCATGCAGAGAATTACATCATAAGTTACCTAGAGATAGGTAGGTATGAGTACACTCAGCTTTGGAACAGTGAATTTAAGAAAAATACTGAATTCCTAAAAGGTAAAGTACACCTGGCTTTAGAAATAGGTTGTTTTGAAGGATTAAGTTCAAACCACATTTGTGATTGTTTGCTGAACAAAGATGTTGACGGCAGTAGGCTCATTTGCGTAGACCCTTTGACAGATATATATCTGCCAGATCATAAAGATAATGAGATGTTTAAAGGCCAATATGAGCGTTTTATAAAAAACACAAAAGGGCAACCAATAGAGCTTGTAAGAAAAAAAAGTTCAGAGGCTTATAATTACTTATCACAATACTTGTTTGACTTTGTTTATGTAGATGGCGACCACACTGAGGAGGGTGTATTTATGGACGCAGAATTTTCATTCAATGTTTTGCGGTTAAATGGATACATGCTATTCGATGACTATGGTCAGAGCAAAGAAACAAAAACAGGCATCGATAAATTCTTAGATAAAAACAAAGGAAACCTAGAAATCCTAGTAAGAGACTACCAAGTATTAATAAAAAAGACAATATGATGCAATTGATAAAAGACAGTTTAGTTGCTTATGTAAATCTTGATCATAGAAATGATCGTAGGCAACACATGCTTAATCAGTTTGATAGATTCCCTGATATATTTAGTTATTCAGTAAGAGTAAAAGGAATGACTCCAGAAGAGTGGCCTTATAAAGCGTATCAAATGAAAGCTATGCTAGCTAGACCTCAGAAGGGTGCTATTGGTTGCTATCTTAGCCAAGAAAAAATCATGAAGCAAGCATTACAGCAAAATAAACATGCTTTTGTAATGGAAGATGATTTAATATTTTGCAGTGACCTAGAAAAAAGATTAGAATATATTGATAATTGGAGATGTTGCAATCTAGGAGAAAAAATAGAGATCGAAAGAAAGTGGGATGCAGTATGGCTTGGCGCAACATTTCATATAGGGAAACCTTGGTGGGATGAGAAAAGAAAACCAGAAGAACAGTTAGGCAGGGACGCTGAACTCACAGATGATCCTAGAATGATTCGTACTTACGGATCTTTTTGTACTTACGCTTACATTGTAAATAGGAATTCGATTCAAAAAGTATTATCTTTACTGGACGAATTTTTACCTCAATCAATTGGCATTGATCATTCAATGATAAATATTTCACAGAAATTGCATACTTTTGCATTTGTTCCAGGTTGTGTAAAGCAAATGGATAATTTGAGCGATCAAATTCCAGGTTCAGGGCATATAACTGAATTTAGCCGATTCAGCAAACTTAACGGTACGGAAGAAAATAGTGCCTACTGGTATCAAGACAGGATGGAAAATTTTGATCCAGAAAAATTTGATTGGAAAGAAGCAAGATTATGAAAAATACATTGACTGTTCAATTTTTTATTGTGTTGGCAATTTTGGTATTTATGATATTGCAAGATGTAGTTGATTTTAAAAGAAACAATAAAGACAAATGAAACTAGAAGACAGTTTAAACGGAGGATTTAGGGGTTTGTATGCAGAAGTTGTTACCAATGATAGTTATAGACTTAGGCAACTTGACTTTACCCCAAATATTATATTCGACCTTGGGGCAAATGTAGGCTGCTTTACTAGATTTGCTCACGAGCTTTTCCCTAATGCTTGGATAATAGCAGTAGAACCTAATCCTGAGAATCAAAAAGTATGGTTAGAACATACTAAAATTGAAAAAAGCCATTTAATTAGAAAAGCAATAGGAAGAGGTAAAACTTGGCACAAGACAGATGCTACAAATGGATCAAACGAAGAATACTTATCGATCAGTGATCATATCAATGAGCAAGATATGGAGAACAACCCCAGAGCAGAGGTGTCCAATGTAGAGCTTATCATGCCAGATAAATTATTAACCGATTATTGCTACCCTGATGATAATGTGGTAATGAAGATCGACATAGAGGGCAACGAAAATACAATATGGGAACATAAAGAATCATTGGAAGAAATAGCCGACCGAGTAGATTACCTAGTAGCAGAAATCCATCCACACGCATTCACGGGAATAGAGAAAGAGAAGGCAAAACAAAATTTGATGAACGCTATTGAGTTCTTGAAAAAGACCCATGACGTGGAATATGAACACATATATTTATTTGCAAAGAAAAGATGGGCTTAAAATCAAACCAACTTAATTACCGAACAGAGTTTTGTAACTTATTAATACACAATAACCTAGTAGGTCACTCTGTTGAAATAGGAGTAGCTGAAGGACGATTTAGTGAACACATTATCTCTTGGCCTAATGTTACCAAACATTACATGATTGACGCTTGGCAAACCCTCAATCAAAAAGGAGACGGAGGCTTTGAACAAAACTGGCATGACGATAATTTAAAAGAAGCATTGTATAGAACAAACGCTTTTGAAAACAAAAGATATATATATCAAGGCAAATCGAGTGACACTATCCCATTAATAACTGACAATTCACTTATCTTTGCCTACTTAGATGGAGATCACAGCTACAAGGGGTGTTTAGCTGATTTGAAAGCTATATATCCTAAAGTAAGGAGTGGAGGGGTAATTTCAGGGCATGATTATTTAAGTCCTCAATATGGCGTTAATGAGGCAGTTAAATGTTTTGTATCTGAAAGTAACAATAAATATACTATGTCTGATATTCACACAACATTTGAAAATGGAGATGATAGTATGGTTTCATTCTGGTTTATAAAAAAATAAAAATTATGGATTATTTAAGCATACTAAAATCTATTAAACTACAAGGTATAGTCCCACAAGAAGATGGGAAACAGTTTGTTGATTGGGGTATGGATAGGATTTATGAGACCACATCAGCAGTTTATTCGTTTGCTTATAAAGACAAACCTACTTCAAATATTAACGATATTATCCACTTAATGATTATACAAAAATGCTAATAGATTTTAGAAAACTTTTCCCATACTATGATTTGAAATTCACAGGCGTCCTACATATAGGAGGAAATGTAGGTGAAGAAGCTCCTATATACGATCAATTGGGTATAAAGAAACAAATTTGGATTGAAGCCAATCCAGAGATATTTTTAAAACTCAAAGAGAATTTGAGCAAGTACCCTGATGCAACTGGATTCAATTATTGCATAGGAGATGAAGAGGGCAAAGAAGTGACCTTCCATGTATCGAGCAACAAAGGTCAATCTAGTTCAATATTGGACTTAAAATTACATAGCGTAGAACATCCTGACGTGACTTATATCAGTGAATTCAAGACAGTAATGAGAAGGGTAGATAAGTTGGGATTGGATTTAAAAAACTGCGATCTATTGAACATAGACTTGCAGGGCGCAGATCTATTGGCATTAAGGGGCATGGGGGATTTGTTAAAACAATTTCAGGCAGTATATATTGAGGTCAACAAAGCAGAACTATATGCTGGCTGCGCTTTGATCGAAGATGTTGATTTCTATTTAGGTGCATTTGGTTTCACAAGGGTACAGACCCAATGGGCACTCAATAAGTCTTGGGGGGATGCTTTTTATGTCCAAGCATCTTCTTTGCCATTTTGATTTTACTAATTGTTGAGATTAAAAAGTAAAAGAAAAATTTAGTATTTTTAATTTCAATACTAAAAAGACCGATGGCAAAACTATTCACCTTTACAGACCAACAAGTAAGAGTTCGATTATATACAGACTTCATGCCTAATATCACTGGTTTGTCTGATGCTATGGGCAACCTTACCGTTTTAGAAATAAAAGGTTTACACCCTCAAAATATAACAAACAGTTTTCACCAAAAGATTTTGTCAAACATCCAATTGAAGGAAACAACTGTTCAGGAACTGGTAGCCATAGCTCAATTGAGAGGATTAGGGCTTCTTGTTTCAGAAACAGACGAAGCCAATATACTGACCTTAGTGGTTGAAAACCCTGGCCCTTCTAGCTTCTAAAATTTCTTATTCCCTATAACCTCTGATTTTATCAAGTTATAGGGTTACGATAATGCGTTCATGACAGACGTTGTATATGTCCTTGGAATAGGCAGTCGATTCTACGACCTAGAACTTAAATATTCACTTAGGTCAATAGAAAAACATTTAAAAGACGTAGGCAATGTCTATATAGTGGGAGAACCACCTTGGTTTGAACACAACTGCATCCACATACCAATGGACGATTGGTCGCCATGCAAAGAGAAAAACATACTCAGCAAGATAAAAGAAGCATGTAGCACACATAGCATCAGTGATACCTTCTTGTTTTTCAATGACGATCACTTTTTAAACCAAGACCATTCAGCGGACACTTTCCCTAATTACTACAACAAATCACTGGAAGGGTTATTGTCAAGGACAAACCCTCAATCTAGTTACAGGATTTCGGTAAAGAACACCATCGACCACCTGCTTTCAAGAAACAGCACAACCCACAACTTCGATTGCCACACCCCTATCAGGTACAACAGGCAATCATTCCTAGACATAAATTCAGCCATCCCTTGGGAAGAAGAACGTAATGGTTTTACAATAAAGTCGTTATATGGAAACCTGATGAACTTAGATAAAGTCCAGTTCAACGACATAAAGATCAATGACCACAGGTCGCTGAACGAATTAAAACAATCAGTATCCGATTCTCCAGTATTCTCAATAGGCGACACTGGCCTTGAGGGCGGACAGATTCAAATATTGCTACAACACTTGTATCCTGACAAGTGTAAATACGAACGCTGATTTTTAGTATTTTTAAATACAATCATTATACTTTCAACAAAACAAAGATGAATTTATTTTCAACTATCCGTAATGCTTTTGGCACTATCAAAGAAATCCCCGGAGTTGTTATCCAAGATGAACAAGGCAACAATCTTACTGCCGATCAAATAGAACTACGCAAAGCAGAGGCATTGGAGGAGGTAATTGAGTTAGGCAAAGAGGACTTGCAAAAAGCAATCGAAAACTTCGATGAAATAGATCAGGAATTTGAATCTAAAATTCAAGCCTGCGATCAAGCCCTAGTTAAATCAGAAGGCAACGAAGAAATCCAAGCCACAAAACAAATCCTTCAAGAAAAGAGATCTAAGAACGAAGATAAGTTTATCAATAAGGTAGCTAAGTTTCACGAAGGGATAGAAAAAGCTGAGAAGGAGTTAGAGGAGCTAATTGAGAAAGGCGGCGTTGGTTCTAAAGGCGGAAAAGTTATAGGGACTACGCAATCAAATAAACCGATTTATGAATCTCATTTAAAACCTGGAACAAAATCAAAAGTTTTGGATCATTATGCGAGTTTTTCAAAACAAGACCATATAGATGCTCAAAATGCTCATAATAAAATATTAACAGATTCTTATAAAAAACATGGTACTCGCAGTGATGGTAAAATAAAAGATTCAAGCATTAATGAATCTGCTCATAGAATGAGTGAAAATTACCATAAAACTCAAGTTGAAAAAGAGGAAGTTTCTAAAGCCGACATCCTAATCGACCTCCAAAAATCTCACAACCTAGACCTAGAATCAGCCGAAAGAGTATATCAACTAGCTGTGGAGATAGAGTTGAGTAAGGGAGGGATTGGAAGTGGAGTAAGAGGGCATACTACTTTTAAATCAGCTTTATCGGGTCATAAATTCAAAGATTACGATTTAGATGAAAAAAATCAAGTTAAAGCTGAATTTGACATACAAGCCTCATTAGGTTTCCCGTTAGGGAATCAAGGCTATGCTAGGTTTGGAGATATAGGAATAAGGGTGAAAGACCATACACCTGATTGGAGCAACTTTAATTCAGACATTGAAGATGATGGGTTGAAAAAGATAATCAATGTTACTGTAGGCGATTTTAATAATTCAGATTATAGGAGAAATAAGACTTCGTTTGAAGAAATAAAAAAAGAACACCCAAATGTTGAGTTTATAAATATAGATGTTAAAGAAGGAGATTCTATACAACAAATAGTAGATACGGTAAAAAAACATATCTCAGGTGAAATAAAAAAGTCTGAAAAAGTTGAAATCCCAAAAGATGAATTCATCGAAGAGCATAAGAACCTAGTAAAAATACTAGAAGAGGATGACGATGAAAAGCAAAAGAAAGAGGCTAAAAAGCAAAAGAAAGAATTAAGCAACGAGCTAAAAAAAGCCGAAGGAGACTATGTAGCAATTATCTACACAGACCACGAAGGAAAGTTGCTTTTAATGAAAAGAGAAGATAACGGACAATGGATGCTGCCTGGAGGTCATGTGGACGGAGATGAAAGACCAGACGAAGCAGCATTCAGGGAATTCAAAGAAGAAACAAATCTAGACATTGACAAATCCTCTTATCTAGTTCCATGCTACACTAAGCAATTGCCAACAGGTCAAACATTAAACGGTTACTGCATAAATTTCTATCAAGACTTAGGCACTTCACCTCTAGCTAACATTGATTTAGAAAACGAAGCTACTCAATTAAAGTTTATGTCAGTAAACGAGTGGATGGCAGCGGATTTATTTAAAGACACTAAAGAACACTTAAAAGAGTATTTTGGAATTGAGAAGGGTGAGAGTAACGATCTCGAAAAAGCTGAGGGGGATAGGGGTGGAATTGTTGTAGGTCACACAAACTTAGGTTACCCTATTTATGAAAAAAAACTTAAAAATGGAGAAAATGCTTCATTTCATATAAAGCATTTGGATGACAATGAATATAAAATTATTGCTAAAAAAGGTAACAATCATGTGGGAGACATGACTTATATAAAAAACAAATTCAAACCGAATTTAATAGCTACAACTGTACAAGTAGATCCAAATCATAGGGGTCAAGGAATAGGTTCATTGCTTTATGAATTAGCAGAAAAACAACATGGCCTAGAGTTTGTAAAAAATGATAATGTCTTAACCCCTGACGGTAAAATTTTGTGGGAGAGTAGGTTAAAGAAAAAAACTTTAATCTCTAAATCTGAAAATAACGATCAACAAAAAGCTAACAGCAAGGGAAAATTCCAACATTCACCTGAAAAACTAGCTGAACACGCTGGTAGGACGTCAAATGATATTTTGATGAAAATGAAATCACATTCAGATCCTACATTAAGTAATGCAGCAAAAAGGGAAATAGAGATTAGGAAAGCAGAACAAGCAAAGACTAAAATAAAAAAGTCAGAAGACGGTTTTTTTTTGAACAGTCTGTTTTAGACACTATCCAAAAAGGCAAAAGGTACGAATACATAAAAGTACAGAGGGGCGGTAAAACATTTTATCAGTACCGAGAGGTAGGTACTGATAAGATAGAAGAAAATTTACCACTAGGCGAATCCCTGGATACAAAACTAGATTTAAAAATTACAAGATATTCAGATAAATCTTTGCTTATAACAGGCAACACTTATGCTAATTTAGAATTGCTGAGAAAAATAAAATCAGATGTTGGTATAGGTAGTTGGAACAAGACCCTTGGGGGTTGGATTTTCCCGTTAAATGCAAAAGAAGAAATCATGTCCAATTTGATTTCAAAAATGCCAGAAGAAACATATCAAGAGACTGTACAGAAAGAACAAGCAAAAGAATTAAAGAATTTAGTTGATGTTAGTACTAACGTCACGGTTGACGGAAAAGAACTTGAGGTAAGTGGTGTATCAATTATTGATAATAAAGCAGGTTATGAAGTTAACAATACCCTAGTGCCAGAAAGCGAGATAAGCATACCTCCAGTTGAAAATTCTTCTGAAATAATTAACAATGTTACTGAAAGCAACAGGTTTAAGGCAGTTAAAGAACTGTTTGGCAAAGAGAGCGGTGAACTTCCAGTAAGCAACACCATAGAGAAACAGGGAGAGCAAAAAAGCAATATTGAGGTAAAGGAATTTACAACCAGATCGGGTGAAAAAATACAAGCCTTGGATTATACCTTGATTAGTCAAATGGACATACAGCTTGTGGAACAAGAAGGTATTTTGGATAAGCCTAAACCAAATTGGTGTCCAGATATAAACCTTGCAGTTTTTGCAGGAAGGAAGTTGGACAATTTTGTTTTTGATTATGTGAAATTAAGTGATGATACCTATTTGTTGGCCACAAATGGATATAATAAAACAGCATCTTCTTATAAGCTGAACAACGAACAGTTGAAAAGGGATATACTTGATGGCAAGTACAGCTACTTGGAGTTAGATTCACCAACAAATGTGTGGGGCAATGAAAAAGATGGATACGCAATAGAAATATCTGGCAAAAAATATGAATACTCTGATAAAAATAAATGGGAAGAAGATAATAGAGCATTATTGAACAACCATATATCAGAATATGCAGTTGTTCAGATAGACCAAATGGTAGCAATGCAAGACTATTATCAAAAAACTGCAAAAGCGATCATTGCCAAAAAGAAAGAAAACGAAACAAAGAAAATACTGGCCAGAGTAGCAGAATGGAGTGATGAAAAAATAAAAATGTATTATCCATTTGATTATGATAAAAGGCTTTCTGAAAAACAGAAGAAAAAATACACTAAGGAACAATGGGAGGGTTTGCCAAAAGAGGCAAAGATAGCAGAGATACCAGACATGAAAAATTCCCCTGTCCAATTGCCTACTGGCAAAAGGATAAGCCAATTAGATGAAAACAGTATGTTGAAATCTAATTTTGACATGTATAAAAAATTTGTAAACAAGGATTACAAAACCCCTTTTGATATGGGCAAAAGATCGTACAGTTACGATGATCCTTGTGTCATTGAGTATAAAGAGGTTAGAGATCAATTGCAGTGGAGGAAAAAAGATTTACGTATACAGAGAGAAGAGAACAACACTAGTTTTGATAAAGGCAGGGAGACCAGTTACGGTGACTCTGGGACAAAAAACACTTTACTTGACAGTCATGGAGTGAAAGTGAAATTGCAAAACGGAAAAGAAATAAAAGAGCAGCAAATTGAGCAGATAAAAAATTCATTGAACGAAGTTTACAAATCATTTGGGGACAGGTCATCAATATCGAAAAAGTTTGGCCTAAAGATAAGCCACAGTGGGGATAAAATGATGCACGCCAGAAATGCTTTAGGTTTATATTACCCATCAATGAAAGCAATCGGTGTAAGCGACAATAAAGAAAATGGCAAGTTTGGGTTCACTTTAGCTCATGAATTTGCTCACTTCTTAGACAATCAATTGGGTAATTCAAAAAACAGACATTATGCGTCAGATGATTTTAATTCACTTGCTGGGAAAATAGCCAATACATTCAGAAATAATTTGAACAAAAAGACAGATAGCGATTATGTGAACAGAACTTGTGAATGTTTTGCCAGAGCTTTGGAGCAGTATCATGCGGTCAATGTTGAAGGCGAAGATGTTGTAAAATATAAAAGCGTTGGTGTTCCATACCACAAAGATGATAATCATGTATCTAAAGAGGTATTTAACAGCAAAATAAAGCCATTGATAGATCAATTCTTCAAAGAGAACAATGAGCTTTTAAAGTCGTTTGTGAGCGATTTAAACATAGTGTAGTTAAAATTAGTATTTTTAATAACTGTGGGAATATATAAAAGTTTATGAGAATAAACAGAATGTCAGCAATGACAATTGCTTTTAAGGATAAGAAAAAACCAACTTCGGTAAATATTTTTACCCCATATACTTTATATAAAAGTTTAACAATACCACTAACCCCATTAGATTTAATAAGTATTCAATCTTCTGCTGCTTACTCATTAAGGAGACTAAGAAATGCTTATACAGGTAATGCTATTAGAGTACGCAGGGATATAGATAATGCTGAGGCAAATATTGGGTTTACGTCCAGTGGTGATTTAGACCAAGTGGATTTAATGAATCACGTGGGGTATCAGAACTTATTGACCTATTCAGAACAGTTCGAAAATGTCGCGTGGGATTTATTATCAGGAGCAGGTGAAACAGTTACAACAAACGCCGCTTTAGCCCCAAATGGTCAGATGACTGCTGATTTAACAACGTGTACATCAACAAATAGTGCAAGAACTCAAGCAATAGCTGGATTATCATTAGGGCTAACGGTTACACATTCGGTATATCTTAAAAAAGCGACTGTAGGAACTTGGGTTAGAGTTGGTGTGTATCATATAACAAGCCCAAGCAATCAATTTAGGTGTTGGGTAAACTTAGACACTGGGACAATAGGAACTGCGGACGCTATAGGCGTTGCAATTTATACTAGCTCATCAATAACCAATGTGGGGGGTGGATGGTATAGGGTGTCTATTACAGGTAGTATTCCCTTGGTAACCGACTACGCAGCACTTATTGCAAGTGCCGCAGCAGATAATGATGCCACTCGAACGGTTGGGCATAATAAATACGTATGGGGTGCTCAAGTAACTCTAGGGGCAACCGCTCAAACATATCGACAAACAGTAGCCACAGCCAACCAAGGTAACGGATTTGTAAGGACTTGGTACGACCAATCAATAAATGGATTTAACGCAACCCAAACAACAGCAGGGAACCAGCCACAAATAGTAACGAGTGGTGTAGTAAATATTGAAAATACCAAACCTGTTATACGCTTCAGTGCTACAACATGGTTATTCAACACGGCTACCTCGGCAGATGCAAGCTTATGGGGAGCTAATCCACAAACAATGAACGTTTTGGCTCGTTCAGAAGTAACATCAGATAGGGATTTTTTTTCACTATTGGGCAGTACAGCAACAGTCACAAATCTAAGGTCATTAGGCGGCCCATCTGGTTCGACTAACTGGCGTTACACAACAGGTGCGGATATATCCAACGGAGATATTACTAATAACGCATACTCTATTGCAACTGGAAGATACGCAGCTGGCGCGAATGATATAAGAACAAACGGGGTTGTACGAGCGACTGGTTCTGGGGGAGAGAGTAGCACTGCGGGCAACTTGACGATAGGAGCAAGAAGTCCTTTAGGCAATGGAGCTGGTGCTGGAGTTATCGGAGAGGCAATTCTATTTAATAGTTCAATCTCTAATGCGGATGCTTTCTTACTAGAAAGAAATCAAGGAACGTATTATGAAATAGCAGTTGTTTGATAATTTAAAATAAAAATAAAATAGAGATGGAAGATAAATTTTCAATATTCATTCCTTTTGAAATAGAAAAAGGCGGCGAAGGCACTGATAAATATCAAAACATGCGCATAAAGGGAATTGCCAGTACTACTAAACAAGGCGTTGATAGCGATGGTGAAACTCTTGAACCAGAAGGAATGGATTTATCAGATTTGCTTGCAAGAGGCACCTTAAATTTCCATCATCTCTGGACCAAAGATCCACTAGCTATTATAGGCGAACCTACAAAAGCTGAAGTAAAAGATGGTGATTTATATATTGAAGGAAAACTGTACCCATCTAGTCAAACAGCACGTAGCGTATATGATTTGGGTGAGATATTGGAAAGAGATAGTGACACAAGACGTCTTGGCTTCAGCATTGAAGGGAAAGCACTCCAGAGAGACCCTAAAAATAAAAATAGAATCCTAAAGTCAAAATTGAGTGCCGTAGCCATCACACCAAGTCCAAAATGCAAGGGGACAAAAATGGAAATCATGAAAGGCGGTTTTGAAGATATTCATTATGACTTTGAAAAAGCCGACATGAATGTAAATAACGGAGGTGAATTCACACCTTATTTAGTTGACGTAACAGATGACAAAGGAGTAAGAAGGACAATCGACAAAGACTTCAATATCAAAATCTGGAAAGCAGAAGGAATTCAAACAGCATCAACAGCAGCGGCTTCAAGTGGAGTAACTCAAACTGAAAGCGTAAACGGAATTGATCCAAGAAAGAAAAAGAAACAAGGTTATATGTTTTCAAAAGGGGAACTATACTCCAACCTAGTACAAGAACACAACATGGATAAAGACAGTTGTGATAAATTCTGGGAGCTTGTGAATATTATTGATCAGAAATCCAAAGTTTAAAACATATATTTTTTTTAAGTATTTTTAATTTCAACGAATAAAAAGATTTCAAAAATCTAAATATGGAAGTTACTAAAATTTCAGAAGAGTCTATATTAATAGCAAAGCAAGCCCTAGGCTTAATTAAAGCTGAACCTGAACAAGAAATTGTAAAAGGCATGTCGAAAGACGAGATTGAAAAAATGAAAGCCGAAATGAGTGAGTGCCTTAAAAAAGGCAACGAGTACATGAAAAAGGCTGAAGAAATCAAAGCTAAAATAGCTTCTGTTACAATGGGTCCTGAAGAAGGCGAAATAGTTTCTGGAAAGGAAATGCCTAACGTGGGAACGGTTGTTCAAAAATTCGACAAAGCAGAAACCCAAGAACTTGTTAAAGCAGAACTTTCTGAAATCGTTAAATCATACGATTCAAAGTTTGAAGCCATGACAACTTTATTGTCAAGCAAAGAACAAGAAAACAACGATCTAAAGAAATCTTTGGATGAGATCAAAGAAACAATCAACGCTTTATCAAAAGCTAACCCAGGCCCTAAGTCGATCACTACACAAAATTTTGTGGATCGCTTTGCTTCTAAACAAGAAGGGGAACTAGAATTATCAATCTCAAGAAACAAAAAACAAGTAGTAGAAGCCTTGGTAAAAGCAGCTGGCAATGACTTCAACGAGAACAATATGTTTGCAAAAGCCGCTTCAACAGTTGAGATAGCAGGTGCTTTGGGTGTAGACCAAAGAGAAGCTGGTGTAGTGGCAAGGGAATTAAGGAGACTTCATAATATCGTAATAACAGGGTAAATTAAATCGTAACAATTAAACTAAATAAATAAATAAAAATGGACGTAAATCTATCATCATATCAAGATAGTGGTTTCGGAGGTTTCGGAAGCGAACAGGAGGTAGATAGCCTATTAAAAGCTATGCAAGCTGGAACGGTAACTGGTCGTGACACTACAAACCAACTACTTGGTCAAGAGCCTCTTAAAGCTGAGAGCTTAGAGACTACTTTAAAATTACTCGATTTCCGCATGAAGGACATCGTGCTTTGGAATTCCATTCCTAAGCAAACAGCTTACAACACTGTTGAGGAATATTTGCAATTATCTTCTTACGGTTCAGATCGTGGAGGTTTCTATTCTGAGGGTGAACTTTCAGACGTAGAAGATTCTACTTACATCCGTAAAGCAGAATTGGTAAAGTATATTCAGGTAACTGGAGAGGTAACTTACCAAGCCCAACTTGTTCGCTCTTACGTAGACGCAATGCGCAAAGAAGTTGAGAACAAGACAATGTGGGTTGTTCGCAAAGCCAACAGCAGCTTGACCAAAGCGAACGCTTCTATTATCGGTCAAGAATTCAATGGAATTTACGCACAGCACGGTGCAACAGGTACAGGCGCAGCATTCACTTCATTGAATGACTACTTGACATCACCTGCGGTCATTGACTTGCGTGGTGCTTCTTTGAACCAAAAAACAGTAGAGGACGCTTCTATCCAAGTAGACGATGCTTTCGGTAACGTAGATGCTTTGTTTGCACCTCCTTCTGTAATTGCAGGTCTTGCCAAAGACTACTTCCAACGTCAACGTATCTTGGTTAATGCTTCTCCACAAGCAATTTCTCCAGGTTCACCAATCAAAGGTATTGACACAACATTCGGTACTGTAGCTTTGAAGCACGATAAAGGCATGAAGAAAGATGCAGCCAAAACTTTATCTGCAACAGCCACTTCAGCAAAAGCCCCTAACACACCAACTGCTACAGGCGCAGCCCTAGTAGCAGACGCAGGTCAATCAAGGTTTGTGGCTGGAGAAACTCATACAGGTGCTTTGGGTGCAGTTTTCTACGCAGTATCAGCTTTGAACCGTTTTGGTGAAAGCTCTTTGCGAGTGTTAAACAACACCACTAAGACCACTTTGACAGCAGGTCAGTCAGTTGATTTGACTTTTGCAGACGCAGGTGGTGCAAACCCAGCAACTGGTTATCAAATCTACCGTTCTAAGATTACACCTTCTGTGAACGCTACTACAGATAATATTGTTTTCTTCCCTATCTTCAAAGTATCGGTAGCACAAAGAACTGCTGGATTTGACGGAGCGGCAGCTAACGTAGTTAGAGATCGCAACAGGTTCTTGCCTGATACAGAAGAAGCATTCTGTACTGAAATGTCAGAAGACGTATTGAGCTTCAAACAATTGGCACCTCTAGGTAAGCTGGATTTAGCTACACTTGGAATGAGCAAGCGTTTTATCGCGTTCCTCTTTGGGACACCCGTAGTTTTTGCACAGCGCAAAATAGTGAGATTTTTAAACGTAGGCCCTTATACTGTAGCATCTACATAGTAGGTCTGTAGTAAATAATTTTAAAGAAGTCCATAGAAATATGGACTTTTTTATTTAATTTTACTTCCTAAATTAACCTAATTAAAAATGGCAACAAAAAAATTATTCACAGATCCTAGGTATGCAAGTCAAACCCTTATTTTACCTGTAGTAGGTGAAGTGACTTTAGATTCAGACGGCAGCATAGAAGTAGAATCTGAATTGGCAGATCAATTGATCGAAGCATCAAAAGGATCTTTAGAATTCAACACAAAAGAGGAGATAAAGAAAAAACAAACAGAAGCCAAAGAACAGAAACAGGCCAAACAACAAAAACTAAAAGAGCAAAAGCAAGAACCATCAAAACCTGAAAAAGACGATGCTTTGATAGAAGCAATCGAGTCTGCATCTTTTGATGAATTGAACGAATTGATCCCTTTAGTGGAAGGCATCAGCAAAAAAGACATAGAAGGAAAGAATGAAACTCAGCTAAGAAAGTTCTTGTTGGATAAAATAAGTTAAGCAATATTTTTAGTATTTTTACAGCATGGCATATTTAAAACCTTTCAACATTGACGGATCTTGGCAAGAAGTATATACACCATCTGCCAATAGGATAGTTTCACCTTCACTAGGGCAAAAGCTAGAGGCCGCTTTGTTTTTTTGCACCGCTGTATCTAATATTACAATAAGAACGTATGCTGGCAATACCATAACGTTAACATCTTATCCAGCATATACGGTTTATCCCTTTCCAGTTACGGCTATAACCGCTTCATCTGCTGGAAGTATCATTATTGTACATGATGGACAAGAAGCTTATGGCGAAGATTAACGAATGCCCAGCATCACATTCACCATATCATACCAAAAAAACACAGGGTTAGTATATTCAGCTTCTGAGTTAAAATCACTGTACTTATTTGGGTTGCCGTTGACCAACGTTAACTGCCAGTCTATCACAGACGATATGATTGATGCTTACATTAGGGGCGCACAAGATTATGTAGAGGATATTCTGAACATAAAGCTCAACAGACAGGCTATTCAAGAAGATAGGACTTTTTACATAGAAGATTGGTGGAATTGGGGATACTTCCCTACCACATATCCTGTAGTAGATGCACACAAAGTATTGGGCTTTTACAATACCACTTTGCAAATAGATTACCCTAAAGAATGGCTATCTGTAAAAAAACAGATAGGGGATGAAAGTGGGCATAGGAATATCAACCTAGTACCCTTGCAAGGTTCTGTAACCACATTATCAGGGCAATCTATATTTGTAGGATTAACCCCATACGTAGGTTACTTTGGCAATAAGACTATCCCTAACTACTGGCAATTGACTTACGTAACGGGGTTCAATCGAGTGCCTCAAAATTTCTTGAAGGCAATTGCATTAAGGGCTAAAATAGACTTACTTCCAGTCATTTCACAAAACGTAGGGGTTCCTGGAGTAACAAACAAGTCAATAGGTATCGATGGGCTTTCTCAATCAGTAAGCACAACCGCTAGTTCCTCAAGTGTAGCATTTGGCGCATTAGCTAAGATTGATGGAGATCAGTTTGACAAGATTATGGAAGCGTTGAAAGCGAATTATGTGGGAGTGACTATTGGCAGCCTCGCTCTTATTTTTGGATTATTTTTACCTATGCTATAAATTTAAAATTAAAAAGATATGATCACTATTGACGACTACAAAAACCAATCAACCAATCCTCATCTAGTTAAGGGATTTGTAGAAAATATTCCCACTGAGGTTCAGATCAGAAAACAACTATCTGACAATCTATCAAAAGGATTGATCGATCAAGATGTATATAATAAGGCAATTGATCAGTTGGAGAACTTGCTAGTTAAAGGCGGTGAGGGAAGTAGAGGAGGTCACATAATAGGACACACAAAATCTGGTAAACCTATCTACAGTAATGCAGACCATAGTTCCCATAAAGACTTTACAGTTGAAGATCATAATGATGCTATTGACGCTCATGGTAAGGTTAGAGAAAATTATCATTATAACACTAGATCGACTGCCAAAGACAAGGAAGATAATGATTATGCTTTTGAACAACAAAAACATCATATAGGAGTTAAAAACGGATTATTGCAAAAATCCGACTCAGACCTCGACCTCATCAAAGCCAAATCAGGCGAAGGCTCTCGTGGAGGTCATGTGATCGGACATACTTCTAGTGGAAAGCCAATCTATGCTGATGGTAAAATAGGTGGAGGTAATTTATCTTCAAAAGATTATTCAGATGCAGCCACTGCCCATAGAGATAAAGCTGCTCGTCATTTTGATACAGCAGGTAAAGTTGGGTATGCTGCAAGAGATTTAGAAATGAAACTTCACAAGCATCATGCTGACGAAGCAAAGTATCACGATACGCAGTCACAAAAGTATGCTCAATCCGAACACGAATCGAGCCTATCAAAAGACGAAAAGAAAATCCTAGCCGATCAAAAGAAAAAGCAGATTGAGCATCACAGTAAGATGGAGGCTTTCCACACAAGGATGGCTGGACATGCTACTAAAGAAGCTTTTGGAGTAGGATTTGATAAAGAGCAAAGCAATGCTGCTCAAGAGGCTTTCAAATATCATCAATCTCAAGCTCAACATCATTTTCAAAAACAAAAAGAACTTGGGCAAAAATAACGAATGTCTCGCTTATCCTCAAAAACATTAGTACAACAAATCTTTGATACAAGTCCAACATTAAATGCCGACTTTGTAAAATCAGAGGTATATGCTACTATTCGAGATAAGGGGTACAATGTAATTTACAGCAAAGCCTATCTTTGCCCTTGCAAATCAAAAGAAAGCGATCACAGAACAACTTGCAAGAACTGTGGGGGAGTAGGTCAATTCTGGGCAAACCCCACAAAGACCAAAATGATCATCTCAGGTATCTCAAACGATAAAAAGTTTGAGGAGTGGGGGAGAGATGATCTAGGGATGGTCAGGGTAACTGCGTTTGAAGAAAACAAGTTATCGAGAATGGATCAACTAGTGATAGTTGACGGCACTTCAGAAATGAGTGAGATTTTATATCCAGTCCTAGATGATGCTGGCACTACTTTGTTTTCAATGACAAAATACGACATCAAAAGCATTGACTTTATTGGGTTATATGCAAACGAGTCTACTAAGGTAACAAAATTAATAGAGATTACCGATTATACATTTCAAGACAATAAAATCACTTTCAATACTAGTTATAATGGATTAGTCGATCCTTGTGTCAGCATTAGATACGTTCACGCCCCCACTTACTATATTTGGGACATAAGTAGGGATTCAATGAGGTCTACTGTGGTGAGCAATGGAGTCCCTACGCCAATTATCCTTCCAGTTCATGCAATCGCTAAGAAAGCACATCACATAAAAGATGCAGAAAACTTTGATGGAGATAAATTGCTGGATAACAGTTGGCTACCTAATATCTGTCAAACAGAAGACCTTACAGCATTTGAACGTCAAGTTAAAAACACAAACACTCAAACACTGTACGATACATTGACCTCAAAGCAAAAAAATGAATTAGATTCAATCTATTTCAAAAAACAAATATTATACGCAATAGCCTTACAATAAGCCATGAAAGTAAAAAGAACAGATTATATATTTAACGCCACTAATAGAACAATAACTTTTAGTAACGCTATAACATTAGATCAATTGCTGTTGATCACTAACGTTACCAGAAACATTGTTGTATATAATTTTGCCGACAATCTGTTAGGTGCTTCATTGACAGGCAACGTGTTGACTTTGGCTTACAACACTTCTAGTATGTCCAGTACAGACGTGCTTCAAATATTTGTTGAAGAAAGTGACGCTACCTCTTTAGTAAATTCAGCAGTTCCAGCAAAAGTTCAAATGGCTGGTTTTAAAGACACAGACGGCAATTCTCAATATGGTAAACTGACTGAAAACGATGCTGTTGCAACAGGCAACGCAATGAGAAAATTCAGAGATGGTTTTATCACTGGATCTCCCGATCTGACCGTATGGGATCAGATATGGACAAACCAATCCGATTCGTTTGTTGCCAGAGGAGGGGATACGGCTGGGTCTTCTTACTTAAAGATTTCACTCTCGCCTTTGACGCCAAATTCAGAATACGAGTTAATATCAAAAGATAAGTTTAAACTGCCATCTAGGTTTATTGCGGCTCTTTCAATGTCGCAAAGAATTATAGGTCAAGAGGTTGAAGTCTCTTTAGTAGGATGTGATAATGCAGGGCTTATTGAAGTAGGTTCACCAATTGCTGATTTATCTATTTTAGGAACAATTACAATAACCAGCAACGTAGCAACTATAAACTTTGCGTCCCCACATAACTTGCACGGTGGAGATCGTGTTGTTATAAAAGGTAATGAAGAAAAAAGACTTAACGTTGGTCCTGTTGTGGTCACCATTGTTTCTTCTCTTTCAATCACAGTCCCATGTACGTTGGCAAACGGAACTTACAACGCTGGCGGATTTGTTGAATGGGCAGATCATGTAAAAAGAGCTGATAACGCAGTAGGCGTATTGTTTGAAAACACTACCGCTACAAATGCCTCTTGGTTTGCAAGAAGGAATGGTGCAAGCATCAGGAGTATAAACTCAACAGTAAATACAACAACAGCGACCCAATCAAACACTTCACCGTATTCAGATGCTTTTAATGCAGCTTCACATTTGGAGTTGCAAGCTACGATGCAAGAAATGTTGTTGATACCAAGACTGTCAGATTCAATTGCGGCTTCCAGCACTCCTTTGAAATACACTCAAGGAATACCAGACGAAGAAAAATATTATAAGATTAGAGTGAGGGCAAAAAACCTTTCTAACTTAACTACTCCGATTGCCAAAATTGTTTCTATATCAAAAACAGGAACAACCACGGCAAACGTGGTTACAGACGTAGATCATAATCTAATCGTAGGTCAGCAAGTACAGATTTATGGTGTTCGCGACATAGTTAACTTCCCAAACTTAACGGCCCAAACTGCTGTTGCTTCAATTGTTTCGCCTACTGAATTTACTATTGTGATAGGCGGAGCGGTCACAGCCAGTTCGGCTGGAGGCGGTGTTTGGAAAGTAGAAGGATCGGTAATTCCCCCAGGTTTATTAAATCAAAACGTGCAAAGCATATCGCGAATAAATAACGTATTGACGCTAATCGGGAATGCTAACTGGACTACTCCTTTACCAGGTGAAACATTCCAATTATACGGTTGTGATGCAATTTCAATGGGATTATATGATGGGGCATACAAAGTACTGAGACTAAACACTACTACTCTCGAATTAGAATCAATAGGCCCTGATTTTGTTTCTGTCAATTGCGGCGGTGCTGTTATTAGGCGCACGGATGTGCGTGTACACTTCATACACGAGATGGAATACACTAGGCACATAGTTGAGATAGCCAATCAGCACGGTTCTAGCGATTTGTCTCGCTCATTGGCAGTGACAGTTCCAGCGGGTATTAGCCAAGCGGGTACTTGGAATATCAATGCAATTACAACACTTCCAGCTTTAGCGGCTGGAACAAATTTAATTGGGTTAACTCCATCCCCTATCCCAACAATAGTTGCAGACGTAGCAAGTGCAGCCATTACATCTAGTAATACAGTAGCAGCTATAACGCCTTCATTTGGGTTAAGTTACGAATTGGTAATACCAGTAACCGCTGTTAGCGGCACAAACCCTACCTACGATATATCCATAGAGGAAAGCGATGATAGCGGTACCAGTTGGTATAGGGTTTATGATCTACCTAGGATAACAACCACTGGTGTTTACAGGACTCCAAAATTATCATTGAGCGGCAATAGGGTTCGATATGTGCAAACAATAGGAGGAACGTCACCTTCTTTTACTAGGTCTATCAATAGATTGCAGACCAGTGATTCAACAAGTAGGTTTTTACAATTTATAGACAGGTCTATAAATCTGAGCACACTCAATTCAACAACTCCAGTGTATTATATTGAAGGTTGCACTAATTTTAATTTTGTCCTATCTGTTTCAGCACAAACAACAGCAGTGACATTAGGATTGCAATTTTCGACAGACGGTTCAATTTGGCACAATCATGGTGGTGGTAATATGACCTCAGTAGTTGGCATTGTTCACTATAAAGTAGCAAATGAAATTTGGCGGTTTGTAAGATTGATAGTTCTTACAGCGGGAACAGGCATAACTATAAATACAGTAGAGATAAGGGCAAAATAAAAAATGGATATATTCATTGATACCAAATCCCTGTCAGAGCAATACCCAATGACTCAGGCACAAGCTGATGACTTGGTGAACTATGTGGTTAAGACAATAGCAGCATCTTATGCGGCAAATTGGGAAGAGTTGGCTGTAAGAGAGCTACATGCCAGTAGGCAGCAATACGTCAGATCCCTAGTGGTAAAAGACAATGGCAAAGGCACAGCATCAGTTATGCTGGTAGGACAATTCCCTAACATGATTGAGAGCGGATCACCTGCTTTTGATATTAAGGAAGGTATTTTAAATGGGCCTAAAGCAAAAACTTCAAAAGACGGCAAAAAATACAATACAGTACCTTTCTATGTTGGTACACCAACTTCACTTGAAGAAAACTTCAATGGCGGGCTAATGCCAAAGGAGATTTATCAAGAAATGAAAGATAGAGAAGTAGATAAACCCCTTACCTTATCTGAAATCCCAAAACCTTTTGAAGAAAAAAAGACGCATAAAGTAGAGATGAAGCCAAAGCAATTTGAAATGTATGAGCATAAGAATTCAATATACGAAGGGTTGACAAAGAAACAGGATAGCGTTACCAAGCAAAACACATTCATGTCTTTTAGAAGGGTGAGTGAAAATTCAGATCCTGCATCGTGGTTGCACCCCGGACTTGTAGCTAGAAACTTTTCTCAAAGAGCGTTAAGTGAATTGAACAAAGAAGTAGAAGTAGGTCAGGCAATAGATGCTTGGTTAGTTAATTCAGGTTTAGCATAAAATGGCAACAAACTTAATCATACCAGATTCAATACTAGCGGACACGCTGAAGAACGGCCTAGATGCTTTCCGAAAAGATTTCAAGAACGCAGTGATAGCAGGTAATGAGCAGAAAAGCCTATTGTACACCATGTACAACGGACTTGCTTTAGGTAAGTACATCATGTACGATAATCTAAAGAAGCTGATATGCAATACCCCAGAAGACCCAAACTACATTGAAGTAAAACTGAGCTACGATCACGACAGCAAAAGACCTATATCAATCCATATAAGCCTACCTAGTGAAAGTGATAGAACTAATTCACTTCAGATAGGGGAAGGTGACTATCCTGAATTTGTTACAGACACAAACAATGACGGTTTTGGTGACACTTGGAGAGCTCAGTTTGGAAGAAGGTTTTCTGCTACCTATCATATAGTTATCATGGCAGACAATAAGAATGAGGTAATAGCCATCTATTCAATCATAAAGATGATCCTTATATCTTGTATCAATCACTTAGAGCTATCAGGATTATTGAACATAAAACTAGGTGGCGGAGATGTAAGATTGAACGAATCAGCCCCAGAAAGAAGGTTTATAAGGCCTATCACAATCAGTTTTGAATACGAAACAGTAGCCCCAGAATTGCTAGTGAACACCATAATAAATCAATTAAACTACTCATTATATTTGGTTGACGATAGTTCTTTTTAAAAATAATTTTAGTAATTTTACAATATGGATAACATAATTTCAAAAGCTGACTATCAAGGCCACAATATCTTAGGTTCTTTTAAAGAAGACAGAACTCCACTTCAAATCATTACAGATAACTTCAACAAAGGTTTGATTGATGAACAAACTTTTGAGAGCGCAAAAGAGCAGCTTGAGAACTTGCTAGTTAAAGGTGGAGTTGGTTCAGGAAGACATAAGGTTGGTGATATTGTTACTGGTAAAACGCCTAATGGTTCTACATTTATTGGCAAGATACATAGAGAACTAATTGGCGGAAAACGTTTTCGTGTATACTATGATGGTGGAGGAGATGGAGTATATGACGATCATGAGTTAGAAAAGCATACAGAAAATGTTAAAAAATCCGACTCAGACCTCGACCTCATCAAAGCCAAATCAGGCGAAGGCTCTCGTGGAGGCCATATCATTGGGCATACAAAGAGTGGCAAACCTATTTATGAAAAAAATCATCCATCTATGTTAGATTGGAGTGAACAAGATCATAGAGACGCCGCCGCTCATCATGAGAAAGCAGGAAATAAAAAGAATGCGGAAGTTCATAAAAAAGTTGCTGGAATAATAGCTGATTCTGAAGCAAAGAAAAAAGAAACTTATGATAGAATTGCAAAAATAGGTAATTCAATCAAAAAATCCGACTCAGACCCCGACTTCATGAAGGGCGGTGAAGGCAGTAGAGGTGGAGAGGTTTTAGGGCATACCTCAAGCGGGTCTCCAATTTATAAAAGGCATCAAGATTATGCAGATCAGGCTTTGGAAAAATTAAAATCTGGTGAAAATCATCAAACCTTAGTTGATTACCAAGGTCATAAACAAATAGAACATATACAGCCTAATAAAGGCAAAGATAAAGGTTCTTATTCAAGATACATGATGGCTCCCAATAAAGATAAAAGCACTGCTATTAAACACAATGCGTATCTTGAAGATCATGAAGTTCATCGTCATTTAACTCATGCAGCAGCGGATCGTGAAGAAAAATCTAATTTAAAAAAATCTAACTCAAATTACGATCTCATGAAAGGCGGTGAGGGGTCAAGGGGCGGGAAAATTATTGGACATACAAAAAGTGGGAAGCCTATTTACGAAAACAGAACAGCAGACCACGATTCTTACAAAGACTTTTCAAAACAAGATCATAAAGACGCAGCAGACGCACACTATACCTATTATCACAAAAAAGACGCAGACGGTTCAACGGTATTGCATGGCAAGAAGTCTTTTGAATCCCATCTAGACCAGTCAAATAAAAAAGTATTTATGAACAATCTGGATTGGGGTAAAACCACAGAAGAAAGAAACAATAATTTAGATAAATTCGATTCTTTAAAAACCGATCAAGAAAAAGAAGATTTTAAAATTTCACTAAAATTTCCTAAAAAGTGAAAAATCTTTAAATTAAAATCTACACCTTTTTTTAGTATTTTTAATTTAATGAGCTTACTGCCTAATCAAGATAATTGTTTTGGAACAATCTATTGTACCACAAATTTGGTCAATGGGAAGAAGTATATTGGGCAGCATAAGAATTCTGCTCGTAATAAAAACTATATAGGGTCAGGTAAGTTTTTTCAAAAATCAGTTAATAAATACGGCATTGAAAATTTTCAAAAAGAGATTCTTCAGTATTGTGTAGACAAAGAAGATTTAAATGAATCAGAAATTTACTGGATCGACTATTTTGGAGCAGTTAAGTCAGACTTGTTTTACAATGTAGCTCCAGGGGGAGTGGCTTTTAATAAAGGAATACAGCATACCGAAGAGTCGTGTTTAAAGATGTCCCTTTTGAAGAAAGGTAGAAAGCCTACTGAAGAAAGTATCGCTAAGATGAAAAGAACTAAAGAGATTAGAAAACATACTTATGATTTCTCTATTTCAGAAGAGACTAAAAAGAAAATATCTAAAACTTTAACTGGAAGAGTTGGGGCAACTAAAGGTAGAAAATTTTCAGATGAACATAGAAGAAAATTAAGTGAATCTCATTTAGGTAAAAAACCTATTAGACCAGAAGGTTGGGTGACTCCATTAAAAGGAAGAGAAAGGTCAAAAGATGTAATTGATAAAATGGTTTTATCAAGGATAAAAAATGGAGGTTGGATTGGAACAAAGAAAACAGAATTACAAAAATTAAAACAATTTGGTAAGAATAGTCCAGTGGCTAAATCAATTGTCCAGTTAAATATGGATGATTCTTTTGTTAAGCAATGGGATTGCATAAGTGATGCTGTTAGATTTTTTAAAAATAGATCTGTCTCACGAGTAATTCATTCAAAAGCCATAACTGCTTGTGGATTTAAATGGATGTACTTAGAAGATTACAATAAATTAAAACAAAATTAAAAATACACAGATGGCTACATCAGTTTTTTTCGATGGACGTAAAATTTCTCTTCCCGGAGCTTACTCAACAGTAAAATCCGGTATAAAAAATCCAGCCGTAGCATTAGAGTTCGGGAATTGTTTAATTATCGACACGGGCAGCTCCCGCTTTTTTGGCGGAGGTTCTGGTATAGCTGGAACGTTAAAACAAAACCTAGATTCAATATACACATTCACAGACGTAGGTTCGGCACAAGCACATCAACACGGAGGTATTTTTTGGTTTTTATCTAGTCCAATATTCTTTCCAGGAGGAGGAGCTACTCAAGGTGCTTCATCTTTGACATTCATCAAAGCAGCATTGACTACACCAAGTTCAGTATCTTATACGTTCACTGGTGGAGGTGGTAACGGAGGAACTTTTACTTTAAGAAATAGAGCAGAAGGCAGGGTAGGGAATGGTGTTATGGGCGATGAAACTAGAGGTGCAGCTACTGTAACCATTTCAAACGCAGGTACTGTAGGAACAAGTACTTTCACTATCACATCTAGCGGTGAAACAATTGCCACATACGCTACCCAAGTAGGGGACAATATAGCATCCGTTGTAGCAGGTCTTGTTAATTCAATCAATTCATTAGGTATATCGGCAGTAGTGTCCAGCACAAGTACTACTGTAACATTTTCAGCTCCAAGGGGGCTTGGAATAGCAGCCAACACAATCACACCAGTATTGGTCGCAACAGCCACAGGTGCAGGATCAATATCTGGAGCATATACAGGCGGTGTAACAGGAACAAGATTGACCAGAGGATATGCTGCAAGAATGATTGCTGGTGTGATAGACCCAACAAGGTTTATTATGCAGTTCTCAAGGGGAACTTTCAGAGGGCTAAGTACAGACATTAGTGACGGCACTCCTTATGATGGAGTGAGCGAGTTAAGCACAACCGCAGAAGTAGTTGCGCAGTCGCCTGAGTTCTCAAACATTTCTACTTTGATTGCGTGGATGGATTCTGACCCTACCTTCCAGTCTTACTTTGAAAGACAATCAAGTTCAATAGCAGGTACAGGATTGGTGAATGCAGGAGATTTGAGTTCCAACTCTGCTCTTAGAATGTTTACAGGCGGTACAGATACTTATGGATCTCAGTATTTGACACAAGCCCTTGACGCAATTGCTGGAAGCACTTATGATTTTATCTTAGCAGACAATTGGGGGGATAACGCAAGGTCAGCAAACAACTTAGCAATTCAGGCTTATGCTACCGCAGCTAAAATCAAACCAGATGTATATATTGGTGGAGGCAATGATAGTTCTAAGTGGAATTCAGGTGTTACAAGTTCTGTGAATATGGCACAAGCGTTCAATAGCCAATTTGTTACCTTAGTTCATTCAGGGGTAAAAAGAACCGATTTCAACGGTAGACTGTTAAAGAACTATCAATCAATCTACCACGCAGCTGTAATGATGGGCAGAGAGGCGGGACTTGCACCTCAAGTACCTTTGACATTTAAGAACATAGGCGTAGATGGAGTTGTACATCAGTTGAGAGACAATGAGGCTATTGCGGGACTAGACGCTGGAGTTTTGATGACAAGAGCGGACGGTTCAGCATTTGAAGTAGTGAAAGGAGTAAACACCTTACAGATCAATTCATATCTAGTCAATCCAGACGGAAGCACTTCAAGTAAACAACTTGCTCGTATCGTTAGACAGTTGAACAAAGAATTGATAATTAATGGTAAGAGGACTTTGCTTAAAAAACCAAACGGTGCAAACAGAAACACTCTTTCTGCTGAAGATGTAAAAACATGGGTTGAAGCATACTTGACAAGCAAAGTAGCGACAGATCAGTTAGATAATCTTATTATCAGTTTCCAGAATGTTACAGTAACAGTGCAGGGAGATGCTTACTTTATAAATTACGGTGTGATACCCAACTATGAAGTTAGTTTTCTTCTGTTTTCGGGCTTGCTCTTGGACCCAATTTCTTAATTTGATAATTTAGTATTTTTAATACAATAAAAAGAATTCAATAAAATGGCAGATACTAAAACGTTAACAGGCGCATTGGCAATTATCAGAGTGAACGGTACGCCTATTGGTAAGATGCGCAACTGGAGAATGACTGAATCAATCAGGCGAGTTGAGGTAATGGGGTTAGGTACATTGCTCACCAGCGAAACTCCAGCTACAGCTTGGACTGGCTCTCTTAGTTGTGATTTCTATGAGATCAACTTTAAAGACACAGGAATTCCAGGAGCTATCCGTAGAGATGTTCAGACAAATCAAGAATTCGAAGACCAATTGCTGTTGAATACGGACGGAGTTCAAGTGGATTTATTTAAGAAAGTATCTGATTTAGTTGATCCTAATACAAGGTTAATTAAGCCAAAAGCTACCCCTTATGCTAGTATAAAAAGATTCTTTATTGAATCAGATGGAATGGACTTAGCTGAAGGAGCTATTTCTGGTCACTCTCAGTCAGGAAGGTATTTAGACCCAGTGTTGTTCCCCCAGTAATTTAAAACTATTTAATCAATATAAAATATGTTGAGAACAAGAATGCCAATGTCAGTAAAAATGACCAATCCAGAAACTGGCGAACAAACTGAATTTTCTTTGAAAGAAGCGCAAAATATTATAAAGCGTCAAACTAAAAGCAAGTTAGCAGATAACCTTTGTTGGAAATTAAGTGACGAAAATTTTAATCTTGATAGCAATGGCAATATTGTTGCTAAGGTGGTTGCAAAAAAATGATTAAATAAAAATTATAACAAAGATTGACTTTAGTTAACCACAATCTTTAATTTTTTCATTCACTACATATTTAGTATTTTTATGGTCTCAATAGAGACCTTTTTAATTTAAAAATATGAGCGAACAGAAAGAAAAAGCATCATTGCCTTCAAAGGCGATTACAGTTACAATTGGAGAAAATGACTACGAGATTAAGTTCCCATCAAATGGTGCCTTAATCGACATCGAGGCAATGAAAATCTCAATGAGCAATGGCACTCACAGGGACATGGTTTATACAGAGTCAGGCCAAATCTCATGGACACTTATTGAGGCCATCTCTACGTTCAATGTACTTATTCCACAGTTAAAGAAAGACTTAGCGGTATCCTCGCTATTAGAACTAGACCCATTGCAATCAAAAACAATCATTAAGGCTTACAATAAAGTCTACTACCCTTGGATTTCTCAATGGAGAAAAGTAATCAACGATTTAGATAAAGATGATGAACAGTTGTGAGCCTAAAAAAACTAGTCTTACGTTGGAACGATCAATGGAGATATGATCTTTGGTTTAGACGAAAGTACTCTATCATGTTCAACAGCAAACAACACAGAGATAGTAACCAAATAGACATAGCTTTTGAATATATAGAATACAAGCTAGAGGAACAGGAAAAGAAAAGATGGGAGAAAATAGAAGAAGATCAAAAGTTTAGAAAAGGCAATCCTGATGTTTGGATCAGACCAGTGGAAAACGATAAAGAGATAGAAAAAGGCTTTGAGGATTTAGACTTTAGCCAATTAAAATAAATATGCCAGACGCAGGTCAAACATTTTCAGGTAGAGGCAACGGTGTCACTGGTGGAGGTGACCCTAGAACCAGTTATAGGACTTCAGCACAATATAAGGCAGAGCTTGAGTGGGAAAGAGCTCAAGAAGCAAAAGCCAAAGATGAAGCTAGAAGAGAAGCCTTTGCAAAAAAACACGAACAATACAACGATAGGCGTTCTGAAAGTACGGCTAGAGATAGAGAATATGCCTCTAGGACTAGTTCTTCTACTGCAAGAAATTACGGTGTCAATACGGGAAGTGGTACTAACTTTACTGTAGGCAGTTTAAATGAGACCAACTCTATATTAAAAAATATTCTCTCTATTGTAAAAGATAGAATGCCATCTAAAGGCGAAGGTTCTGATGCAGAAGATAGCAGCAAAAACAGAGAGAGCACTTTTACTTCAATCATGAGGGCTGGTATAGTTCGCGATACGATCAATGTAGTATCCAGAATACCTTCAGCCAGATCTGGATTGGATTTATTAACATCGGGTCTTCAGATAGAAGGTTCTGCGCTAGGAGGCGCAATAGGTTACGGCTTTGGGGCTAGTACCACAGGTGCTTATGTTGGTAGGGAAGCGGCAGGTTTTTATGGTTCAGCTTTGACCAGAAGTATTCAGGCAAAAGATGATCTTGAAAGAGCCACAAGGCGTTACAGGGCAATCTCAGGCGGTGAATATAATGTAGGTGTACCAGCCACATCTTATGGATATGATAATATTCAGGTAGCAGAACTAGCTGGAAGTATGGCTAAATCAGGCACTGGTTCTGTCACTAGGGATAATCTATTAAGCACCATTGTATTCAAAAAGATAGCTGACCTTGATGACAGCATTATAATGACGTTAGAGAGACAGGCAAGGCAAACCAAAAGGCATTCAGGTTCTGTTATATCAAACTTGTTTGGTGCTATGGAATCTTTGAACATAAGGCCAGGCCTTAGATCAGAAGCGTTGGCTCAACAAGCATCTATAACACAAGGGCATTTAATGTCAGGAGGTTTTGCCAATACTTCAAACATCATGGAGACCATGCTAGGTCTAAACCAAGTAGGTGGTATGTTTGCAATAGGTTCGGCCACTGGTGCTAGCTATCAGACGGCACTGGAGAGTGCCATGCAAAACCCATCCACTCCTTACGGACAAGCCTCAATGTATCAGATTTTAAGGAAGATGAATCCTGATGCTGACTTTGCCGATCTGCAAGCCTTACAGGAAACGGCTGGCAGTGATCCTAAAGTATTAAGGCAATTCCTATCTAGTTTAGCCATCACTGGAGGAGCCAGTAGTTCTATTGATAAGTTAATGTTCCAAACTGCTTTAAAACCTTTTGGTATAAGTGCAACTGGTTCAAATGAATTATATAAAGGCTTCATGTCTGGCAACATGGATGTTTCTGATGAAACTTTAAGGAGCTATACCTTACAGAACTCATCAATGTCACAAGCAAGTGCTTTGACTACAAGACAGGAGAGAGAAACCGCTGAAGCCACTAATGCTTTTACTGTTAGTTTTAAGGTAGGTATAGATACAGTGGCTTCCCAATGGAAGGATAGAATGATTGAAGCCAATAAAGCAATATATGATGATATATTGAATAGAATATCTGGCAATGATAAGGTTGCTGGATTGAGTAGAAGTGAATTTGAAAAAGAGTGGAAATCTTTGCAAGCAAGAGATAAGAAAAGCAATTAAAGGTAAATGTACAATACCATCCCTTCTTTAGAAGACCAAACAGTAGAAAAGTTTCTCACAAACTTCCGTACTTTGCTGTTAAGCAAAGATTTGCTTGACTATAAGGGAGATACTGTTATAACCAATTATCAAAGGGCAAAACGTAGATATACCGCTCAAGAACTAAAAGAGCAACAAGAAAAATACGACTCAGGTAAGTATCAGGATATTTTACTGAAACACGGTACTAATATACTTGTGCCTGACGATCAGATCATGAGAGAGGTTATAGGCACTACCGATCAGCCTGACATTTTTGATACATCTAACTACAAAGCCTTTATAGCATTACAGCTTCAACAATTATTCGAAGACCCTAATTATATAAGTGTTCTAAAGAAAAAAGAAACTACGGTAGAGTTGGTCAACAATGAACTTAGTGTCTTTATGTGGATCAGATCTTCATCGCCACAAGGAACGAGTGAAGGAGGATGGCTTGATGTTTCGCCTTTTATAGAATCTTGTACCACAAACGTAACAAAGCAAGGAGGGTCTTTTAATATCTCATTCTTACCAGTTGAAGCAGCATATACCCCTGAAAACGGTTGGCAACCTAAGTCAAGTAAAAGTTATTCTAGCAATGGGGTGGATCAAGATATATTGATTACTTCTCACGTAACTAAGTATAAAGAAGACAAAGACCCTGATAAGTCAGCATTTAAACGTCCAGTTTTTTTCTTCAAAGACTGCATTCAACAGAACGATGTAGTGTACATCAGATTTGAGAGGCTTAACAATGAGACTAAAGCACAGTTGATTCAAGCCAATCAATTGTCTGCACAAGATGTGCCAGGATTGGTATATGACTTAATTGGATTGGTCGACACCACTAGTATAGTTACTGATGAAAATTCAGTGAGAATAAATGTGTCAGGCAGGGATTTGATAAAACCCTTGATTGAAGATAACTCTTTCTTTTCAGCAGAATATTTAGCAGCCCAAGGAGGCACTGGTGTTTCTTTCTTTAATAACGATGGAGTGCTAGCTAGAAGGAACAGGGTGGAACTAGTATTGCAATCAGTTATCACGGCAATATACAGCAACAACCCGATAGACATAGTTATGAAGTTTATATTCAATAAATTCAGTAACTTAGGTTGTGTACCAGACGATGTATTTGTTGGTTACGGCAGTAACCAGCGGTCTAAAAAATACAGCATGACAAGCTCCTCTCAAGACCCTGCTATAAAGGAGATAATAAAAGCTGATGACATTTTCTTGAAAGAAGATGTTAGGGGCATTTGGCGTGTAATGAATTTAATTTTTGACCCACAAATTCAACAGCGGAGATTGGCAGACAGCTCTTTGACACCAGAAAGTGGCAGTATATTGAACTCAATAAACAAATTGTGTCAACAACCTTTTGTTGAATTCTATGCAGATACATACGGAGATAAGTTTTATCTTATGGTAAGAAAGCCTCCTTTTGATAAACAAGGAGTGTTAGGTTTAGTGTATGGAGAGGTAGTTAACCAAAATACCGATGAGTTAAAAGAATTAGAGCCTAAAACCACTATCAATGATGTTAACAGAGGTTTTAAGTTTGAAGAGCAAAACACTGACGTTGACTTGGAACAAATAGTGGTTACAGGCAAAAGACAAAGCCTAGTAATTGATATAAAAGATGAAGTTGTAGAAAGTGAGAGCTTGACTTATGAGAATACAGCTTATTCATGGTACAGTATGTACCCACAAGGGCTTGTACCAGATTTTAAAAAAGCTGCCCTAATAATCCCAATAGTTTCTTTTGATGAATATGGAGAGGTGTGGGGATCAAGGCAATTAACCGTGCCTAACAACTATCTACCAATTGAAATATACAATCAAGATAAAACATTTGATTCAGCAAACACTAATCTACTGACACAGATTTTTCACGACATGAAATTTATAGTGGAATCTAATTGTCATTTACCTTTTACTAGAAAAGGATCAATAACAATTTTGGGGGACAGAAGGATAAAGAGGGGCATGTATATAAGATATAAGCCTACTGGAGAAATATTTTATGTTGATTCAGTTTCCAACACAAGACTAGTGTCAGGTCGAGAAAACCGCAGATTGACTACCATAGGTGTGACCAGAGGTATGGTTGAAAAATATATAAAGGGCGTAGAGGTTAAATTTGAAGACGGTTCTAAGGACAATGTTTCTTATTTCAATCTAATAAAAATGGAGATACCTAAAAATGCTGCCGATAATTCCTTTTTAAAGGATTGGAAAGTAAATAAAAATGTTTTTAATTTTTTCCTTACAAGACAGCAATGGAAATAGATCACATAGATAGAGAGCCTTTGCCAGGAACCAGAGACTCTATAAGTCTATGGGCAATATATCTACCTTCAGATAGGGATAGAGACGAATACATAAAAAATTGTTTCTTTACAAATACAGTGACCCTAGTTAGGGGGGCAGAAGTAAAGCATAGAGTACCTATTCCAATTTCTTTACTTAGAGAGATAACCTTTCCAGTCGATTCTCAAGATATAGGTTCACAAGTTCTATGTGCCAGTTTACCTTATCAAGATAAACCTTTTGTAATACAAGTATATCAAAGCCCATCTACTTATAGTACAGGAAACGAAAAGGTATCTGTAATAAAGAAAACGTTCCTAGGGAAAAACGTAGAGATAGTGATGGATGTGAACACAGGTACACTAGATTTAAACGTTGATAGTGACGAAGACACTGGAGGCGAGATAAACCTAAATGTAAGCAACAATTCTAGGACTGCTCAATTGAACGTGGTGTGCAATGGAGATATTAACGTAAACAATGACGGAAACGTAAATGTGATTTCTACAAAAAAGATTTCATTAAAATTGGATACCCAAGTAGAGGGAGAAGATATTAATGAAGTTATATTGACCAAAGAGTCGATAAAGTTGAATGAAAGCGATGAGCCTATTTTGTTAGGCAACAAAACAATGCAACTGATTTCAGACTTGTTAGACATACTAGGTAAAGATAGCGCGGGGCCTTATCCATTGCTGAATAACGCGCAATACATACAATTGAAAGATAAATTAGACGATCTGAAGAGTAAAATAAGTTTTGTCAAATGATGGTAAAATCTCAAATAGAAGCTCAAATAGGTTTGTTATTGGATTCAACAGCATCTTTATCTTTGGAAGAAGCAAAGTCCGAATTCAAATCCCAATTAGCTGAATTAATAGTTGATGCAATAAAATCAGCCACTATAACCATACCAAGCGGAGCTATAAATGTAGTAGGTTCTCCTTCAGCTCAATCCAACGCAGTTCCAGTCATACTAAATAATTCATTGACTTAGTTTTAAGTATTTTTAATTAAAATGGCGGCAATAGATATTAAGTATTCTGACTTATTGAAAAATATAGGTAAAGGTGCAGCTAATGCTCTTTTTCCTGAAGAAATACCATATTACTTTTTAGCTTTTGAGCTATTTGATTCAAAAGGCAAGACCGTAGATTACTTTGCTTTTCCAGTATTGCCAGACGAGATACAAGACAGTCAACCTGAGATAACAACTATAAGAAAAAGCATAGGTGCTGTAAGCGTATTAAAAAACCCTACATTCAACCCTAGACAGATAAACATTAGGGGGGATTTTGGCAGAAAATTTAGGGTATTGATAAATGGCCAAAAATTTGATTTTGCAGGAATAGGGGCGGTGATAAAGAGCATTAAGAACAAGAAGTTCAGTTTTAAAGGAGCGCAATTTAGTTCTTTTGCAAAGAACGGGTATGGTTGTGTAAAGGCAATAGAGTCTATAAAAGAGAAAAGTAAGCAACTAGATGAATACCAGAAACCTCACACGCTAGTCCTTTATAACCCTATCTTGGGGAATAACTATGTAGTAGAATTCAATAATTTCACACACAAGCAAGATAACGGTAGGTACAACATGATCTCAGGGTACGCAATTCAATTGACAGCAGTTGCTCCATTAAACAATCTACTTTCAAGTTCACAGAATTTATTGAACTCTGTCAAAAATATATCTTTTGGTTCTCTTCAAAAGAAAGCCAATTCCATAGCTAACAAAGTAAAGTTTGGTTTAAAATCTGTCTTTTAAAACTATGGAAGATATAACAAGGGAGATAATTGATGATTTTGAGTCGATCACTAAGTTTGATATAAGAACTTATTTGACATATTACACAACGTTCAATGATATTCATTACCAGAAAATAATAAATTTTTACACCCAAGTCTCAGATGTTTTTCCTCAAAGTTCTTTTGATTTTTTAAAAAAATTAAGATCATCTTCAAATGAATTAATTGATGTTTTAAGTTCAAACAGTGCTTCACTTAGTCATTATAAATTTTGGATATTGACTGAATTTATAGAAGATATAATCACTTCACTTAATACAGCAAACAATTCCAGTAGATGGACAAGATCTAGTATAGTCAATTATAATTATTCAAACAATACCCAAGTTGATTTAGTGACTAGACAAAATCAATCCCTAGAAGATTTAGAGAGAGAGTTATCTTCTGAAAATCCAGAAGAAGATTGGGTAGATACTGCGTTGATAAATCAATTAAGGGAAGAAGATTATACACCTGAAGGTGGAGTTTTTTTAAAAGCTACTTTTAAAACAAACAAGACTATCTCTTTAGAAAGTGTAGTTGACAATCTCGACTCTAGCCAAAAAACTTACGGTAAAGATTTATATAGAAAACTCACTATTGTAAACAACGATTTACAGACTTTGCCATATAGAGATACAATACAGCAAGCCGTTGAGATTATATCTAGCATGAGGCAGGGGGATAACCCAATATTCCCAGAAGATGGCGTAGACCATTCACTAGTGGTAGGCAATAATTTTGTAGGGGCTTTTTACCCAACAGTATTTAGGCAACTTGCAGCCACTTTTGCTAAAGACGATACCTTCAGCTCTTTTGCTATTCTTAACATAGATAAGCAGTTAGAGAACACAGTGGTTTATTTTCAGGTAGAAACAAGGGTAGGTGATTTTTTTAACAACAAGATAAATTTATAACATGGCTTCAAATAGCAATAACGTAACTAGACTTACAACTGAAGCAGAGTTGAGGGCTGTAATGACAGAGGTTTTTGTCAATACAACTCAGGCAGTCACAAAAGTAAACGATGACTCAGTTATTCAAGGTGTAATAGCAGGTTCTGCAAAGGTAGCAAAGAAAGCACTGAAGGATATAGCTTTGGCTGCATCTCATCAATTCCCAGATACCGCTTTTGGAACAACCCTAGATACAGTTGCTGAAAACAACGGCATAGCACCTAGATTTGGAGCTTCTCAATCTAGTACTTGGTTACGTGTAAAAGCTAATCCAGGAACCATATATACGGCAGGAATCCATACTTTTAGCGGTAAAAACGGAATAGTGTTTGACGTAGAACAAACAAAAACAATAGGGACAAAAGGATATGATTACATTAAAGTAAGATCTCAATCTACAGGTTTTATAACCAATGTAGACCCTTACACAATAGCCACTGTGTCTCCTATACCTTCTGGTCACATAGGCGTCATAAATGAATTTGCGGCAGTAGGCGGCAGAGATATTGAAGACGATAGTTTGTTAAGACAAAGGATAAAGCAGGGAGCGGATGGATTGTCCAGAGGCACTTTGTCTTATTTGACTCAAGCCGCTTTGAAGGCTAACCCAAATGTATTGAAAATAAATTTTGAAGGAGTGGATACAACAGGTAAAACAATACTGTCTGTAGTATCCCAAAACGGAATAGATTTTACTACAAATGAATTGGATGTGATATTGCAAGGAATCATCCCTTATTTGTCACTAACAGAGCTAAACCCAATAGGCACTTCTTCTTACGGTGTAATGTTAAAGAATATAGAATATTTCATGATTGATGTAGAATTTAGGATAGGTCTATTTGATACATTTACTTTCACGGACGTAGTTAAAGAAATTCAATTCAAATTCAACAAGCTAGTTGATTTTAGGTTTTGGTCTTCTACTAAGAACAATATAAAGTGGCAAGATTTATTGTTTGCAGTAAAAAACACAAAGGGTGTAAAATCTGTGCCTGATACTTATTTTTCACCAAACATAGATATAAAAGTACCAAGCAATAAACTACCTAGGTTCAGAGGGTTTGTGGTCAGGGACATAAACGGCAATATCCAGATAAATCAATCTGGAACAATAAACCCAATTTATTATCAGGATTTAATTGACCCTTCATTTGCTTTAACGGTTTTATAAAAATGAATCTCAGAGTAGTATCCTCTCTTACAAACTACACGATACTGGATGGGGACATTGTTATATTCACGTACTATAACGATTCAGACACTCCTCCAAACATTATCCAAATGTTGATAGAGGATTATGTTGGTTCTTTGGATGGGACAGATTTTATTGAAAACGAACTATTAGCTATCTTGAAAAATTATCCATCGCTAATAGACGTACAGTTAAATTCAGGAGGAGATTTATTGATAATAGGTGACGATGCGCTTCAGTACAGCATAAACTCAAATGGGGAGCTTACATACACAATCTAAAATTAAGTATTTTTAATAAATACATATTTGAACTAAAATGGTAGTCAACCTAGGTCTCGTAAAAGCTATTTTTGTTGGTTCAGTCGCTCCCACAAACACTAATGTGATTTGGAGAGACACCAATGTCGATCAACTTAAATGGTATGATTCAACTGTTTCAAATTGGGTTAGCCTAAAGAGCGATGGCACATTTTCTTCCAATATTGTTGTATCTCTTACAGGAGGCAAAACACTTGGTAGATATACAAACGGTCAGACAATACCATCCGCTGGATTAACACCAGAGCAGGTCATGAACTTGATTGCAAGGGAATACATATTCCCCGTATTTACATCATTTGCAATATCTGGACAGGCTACTTCAGTAGAAGTAGGAACAACATTGACCACACCTGCTACCTTTACTTGGGGAATTCAAGTAAACTCAGGAATAGTACTCAGTATAGATATTAAAGATATATCTGGAGCCACTACCTTAGTGGCTGGAACGGCTAACGATGGTATTCAATCAGGAGTTTCTTTAGGCACAGTAATACTTAACAGCAATGGCGCAAATAGAGTTTATAGAGGTACGCTTATAGATACTGGGTCAACTCCAGGCAGTATAGATTCTAGTAACTTTACAGTCACAGCTTTTTTTAGGAGATTTTGGGGAGCTACAGCTACTTCGCCAACTACATCAGCAAACGTAAGAGCTTTACCAAGCAATGCTTTTCAAACAGCAGGTAATACGTTTGATTTAACAACAGGAACATCTTTAACTAGGTTCTCAGTTTGTTTACCGCCTTCTGTTACAATCACTTCTGTAATAGATGTAGGAAACTTAAATCTAAATATTACCAGCCAATATGTTCTTATTGGTACTATATCGGTCTTAGATGCTGGAGGAACATCAAGATTGTACAATAAATATGAGATGGTTATAGCTTCTCCTTACACAACATCAACTACACATAGAATAACAACATCATAATATGGCAGGAGGAGTATTAGCATTATCAACAGGTATAGACGTTGTAAACCCAGTATCTTTAGATATAAGAAGAGGCCCTTGGGCTTCATTGGCGGCAGCTAGAGCGGGAGTGCCCTTAGGATTAAGGGTAGGAGGTCTAACTGTAATGATCACTGGTCTAGGTGAATATTGGTGGTTAGATGGGGATTTAACTGATACAGGTTTGATCCCTAAAACTGGTACAGGAGGTTCTGCTAATGTAACTAAGCCAAATGATTTTGATCCTACATTATTGACTTCATCCGTTACCGCCTTTGCTAGAGATGGTGCTCAAATGGTTCAAGTAGGCGATTGGGTTTATATTATGGGAGGCTGGAATCTTGGGCAAACACCTGTCACCAATTCGCAAGTGTATCGTACCAACAGATCTAACCTATCTTCGTGGACACAGTTGGCCAACGCTCCGTGGTATCGCAGACATGCAGTAGGGTGTGGCGTTGCCAATGGGAAAATATACATTTGGGGTTCTGACGCATACTCTGCAAATTTTGCTCATGATTGTTGGGAAGGTGTTGTGAATGCAGGTACTGGAGTTATTACTTGGACGCAAAAGATAGCCACTCTCCCTTACACTAACAGAGTGTTCTATTCTGCATTTGTTCACAATAACGAACTCTACACGATTGGCGGCCAAAGCTCCATCGTATCTCCAACGTATTACACGGACATTTGGAAAAGCTCAAACGGTGGGGCTACATGGGCGCAAGTACAGACAGGGTTGACGCAATTCGGTAAAAACATAGGTGGCTGCGGTGCAAGTTTTAACGGCAAAATGTACGTTCTTTCGGGCGGTGTTTATGAAGATGATTTGTTTTATGAAGACCCACCCGACCCAAACACAAATGTGGAGGTAAGGACATACGATAAAAATTGTTGGGTAAGCTCAGACAATGGATTGACTTGGACAAACTTTGGGCAAGTTAGCAGGGGCGTACAGTTCCCAACCACCGCAGTTTTTAACGACAGGATTTATCTATTGCAAGGCTTCAGTGGGCCGGGTAATAATTTTAATGTGTTCGCCTACAGTGTCGACAAAACAAATGCTATCCATCAGATCTACAACACATCCATTCCGCAACGCGATGCCGCAAGCCCTTTGACCGTATCAATGGCAGACGGCTCGCAGCGTTTGATTTATGGACTTGGTACGCAAACAGGTGTGGGAGCGCAAAATGATTTGTACACGCTCAATCTAAATGTAGACCAGACAGTAGTGCAAGGCGACAATGTTCGGTTCAATTCAATTTTGATTGATACCGATGTTGTGATTGCCAAGATTGCACCCACAACCAATTTGAATGTGGCAGATTTTACATCGACCACAAACTCAAAGTTTACAATCGGCACAAATACACCGGGAGAAAAAAAGTTTACCTACCACGGTGTTAATTTTCAAGCTGGAGCGGATGAAGGTGCTGGTGTAAATCTTTTTGAATCAAACACGATAACAAGCGGAGTACCTAAAGTTTTTCGGTTTACGATTCCTCGATTTCAAGATGGCGGAACTGGAGGGAGCGGCCTTATAGCGAGCGATGGCATTGGACTATTCAGTAGCTACTCCTATGGTGCTGGATTGAATGACCTTTACATTGGTGGATGGGCTGGTGCAGCCGTCACCGCCCCGAGTAAGGTAACAGTAGAGGCCAGTAGTGTATTTGATGTGAACGCACCTTTAAAATTAAGCACCTATACTACTAACGGTGTATTAAGGACTACTGGAGGAGATGGCACTGTAGTGGTGGGATCTGCGTCTGGTGCAGAGTTGATAAGCGTATCTGTAACCACCTCTCAGACTCTGCCTAGCGCAGCAAGTACCATTTACAATATATTTGTTGACGCATCTTCAGGCAATATTGTTATCACTTTACCTACGCCTTCAAGTACAACACAACACACTATCAAAAGAATTGATTCAACTTCAAATACTGTAACATTCTCAGGCACAATAGACAATAACTCAGCTTATTTGGGTTCATCAGGTTTACTGCCACTCAATTCATTTACTGTAATTTCAGACGGAACTAATTTTTACGCAATATAATTATGGCATATTTTCCACCAAATGATAAAACAAGTTCTGGTAATATAACCACACAGAACCTAAACCCTAATTCTGGAACAGCAACAGCAAACTCTACTGTACATATTATTGAAATGGATGGAAGAGAATCTGTTTCAATCCATATTACAGCCAATACCTTAAACCAAGGGTTGACTCCTCAATTTACTATTGATGGCACTAATTGGTTGACTGCAACAGTTATAGATATTATAACAAAAGATAGTTTCAATCTTATACCATCAAATCAAGTTGGCAGTTATGAAGCCAATAGCTCTGGCTGGATAGGTTTTAGGCTTTCTGCAAATACAGCTGTAACTGGATCTGCTTCTATTTTTATACGTACCACTTATGCAACTGGGATTTTAAGTATTGACAATATTATAGACCAGCCTGTAGTTGGGGCTTCAGCTCAAACTGCTGTTGTAAATAATATATTGACACCATCTTCAGGAACAAATGGGAGCGATATGTTGCCATACAGAAGCGCATGTGTACAAGTTGTATCTACTGGAACAGCGGGTACTTTTATCTTTGAGGGAAGTAACAGCCCTACAGCCAACTTCCAAGCAATACCTGTTTGGAACCAAGTTACAGCTACAGGTACGCCAATTGTTTCAGCAATCACAGCTACGGCCTCACAAATAGGGTACATCTTCCCAAGAACTTTTAGGTATATACGTTTAAGGATTGTTTCAACAATAACAGGCGGATCAATACAGGCTATTTCTACTTTTTCTCAAGCCCCTTTCTCTCCAACATACTATCAAGTCTCCAACGCAACGGCAGCAAACTTAAATGCTACCGTGATAGCTAACGGATCTGTTGCTCACTCAACTGCTACTACTGCCAATCCTATCCAAATGGGAGGCAGGGTAGTCCCTACAACTATTGCTACGCAAGATGCAACCCTAGTAGCTGGTGATGCATCCTATTTACCTGTATCAACAGGTCTTCAAACAATTACCAAGGAAGGCGCAACATCAGAATTAGATTTCACAATACCAGTATCAAGCGTTGGTACTGTAAATACAGTACAAGGCTTAGTGGCATCTCCAGCTCAAGCGTCAGTAAGAAATTACATTAAGTCAATACGTGTTAGGAACAATACATTAGGTACAAGCGGTACGCTGCTTATATTAGACTCAATAGTATCGGTTACTTCGATTGCTATTACAACTGGATTGGCAACAACTGGTACACACGATCTTAGGGTAGGGGATGCTATTATTTTTACAGCTTTAGCTGGAGGCACTGGCGTGACAGTAAATCAAATATACTATGTAACTACAGTAGCTTCAGCAACTACATTTAACTTTTCGGCAACGCCTGGAGGAGCTAACGTAGTTCCCTCTGTAGCTTACACTGGCACTTCAATGTATAGAGTGTTTGATCAATTCGTACTGGACACCGTAGCAGGGACTCAATTAATGAATTATAGTCAACCTTTAAGGGGGATTGCAAACACAATAACAAACTTTTTAATACCAACTAGTTTGACCACTGGCACGGTGTTTATTACAGTAAACGGTTATAGAGGATTCTAACAAAACTTATATTTCATACAATAGCAAAAAATTAGTTATTTTTACATTTTAAAATGAAAAGATTGATCAAATTAACAAAAAATCAGCTATCAGTCTTACAAGTTTTAAAATTGCAGCGCGATAATCTGAACAACTCCATTAGCATAGTTTTGCGCAATGAGTCAGATTTGATACTTTCAGCTTTAGAAAGTGCTGGTATAAAAACAGAAGATGTTGTTGTTGCAAGCATGACAAGCGAAGGTGTAGAATATGAGTTAAAAACCAAAAAGTAAAAGAATAGAGTTATTTAACAATCATGGCAGTAGTCAACAATACGGCAAGCGAAATAGGGGACATCATAGAAATAAGGGTTTCCGTGCCTGTCGTGGGGTTAATAGCACTTTCATCTTTCTTAGATACCACAGAAGGTGAGACAGCATCAAGGTTTTTTGAACGTCAGTTTAGGTACAGTACGGATGGGCTTAATTTTTCCCCTTGGACAATTTTAAGCAACCCAAATTTGATGGCAATAACCGTCAACTCTACCGACACATTCTTTGTTCAATATAGATATATAAGGAGTGGTTCTGATAACTCTGGCTTGCTAGAGTGGGAAAACACAACACTCAACGGTACTTTTACCACATTAGCAGATCCGCCTATTTTTTCAAACTCTGTATTTAAAGATTATTTCACCTCACTAGACCTTGATGCACTTGCTTGGGCTTTAAATGTATTAGAGAAACTATATAGACCCGGTATAGTGCCTAAGTACATCACTAGGGTAGGCGATTCTGTACAAGACGCTGACTATATCAAGTTTTGGAAATCAATAACCATATTCTTCTCTTACCTTGTGCAGTATGCTAGGGCGTTTGAAAACTTCCAAAACGATGCAAACTTAGCTAATCTTTATTTGCAAAACAGAGGCAACCGTACATGTGGAGATGAGACGTTAGATCAATTACTGTATGTTATAGAAAATCAGTTAAGGATAAGGTCTCAGAGAGGTTCTTCCAATATGATAAAGAGACTGTCTGGTGAAGTTTTGGCAGACGGAGAATTGTTGAGGTTATTGTGCCAAAGCCCATTGGATTTCTTCTTGTTGGCAAACCCTCCTTCAAAGTACAACGGATGGAATATATCAAATTCCTCACCTAGTTATAGAGGTTCTTTGAATAGACCAGATCTTAATTTAGGTTATGAGAGCACCAAAGATGTTGTAAACAAAAACCTTTATCCATTACTTCAAACAACTTATTGCAACGTTACGCCAGATTCTCCTAAAAGTGTATTAAGGATAAACGCTATTCCTGCAAACACAATAGCTGGTATAGGGGCTATTGATGCAACAAAAGCAATACTGATTGACCCTAACGTTAATTTTGAAATAACGTTTCAGGTAAAACAAACCACATTGGCTAACAATCTAACATTTGGCGTCATATGTTTGGATAAAGACAATAATGTTATAAATACACAGAGCTTAATCACGGGCGGTACACAAAATAATTTCTTTTTGAGACAAAGATTGAACAGAAACGATAAGTATTATTTTGTCAGGGGGATAGTGTTCAACTACCTTGAGTCAATAAGACCAGCTTCAGAAGGTTTACTCAACATAGGTATAGGAAATCATTTGAGATTCCCTAGTACAGCCAGAAAGATAATCCCTTACATAGTGCTGGACAATTCTTTGATAGGCTCTGTATCTAGTGGAATCAACTTATGGGACATTAAAGTAAGGCCTTCTAGCATTGAATATAGCCGTTGTTTTTTGAACAACAAGAACTTTATAGATGTAATAGCCCACAACAATAACGCAGACTACACTGATGAGGAGATAGATATAATCATGAGAAATGAATTCATCCCTTACAATACCAGTTTCAAGAGAAATAGTATTTTTAAGTTTACACAGGGTTATGTTTCATCAGTGTAAAACATTAACTGATTTGCAATAAAAATAAAAAATTAAAAATGTCATACGTCAAGTTTAGTCCCGATCTTTTTCTCGAAAGTCAAGAGCTCAATCGTTTTAAAAAATTCATGGACGATGACGGATTTCGCAAGATATTTCTGCAAAATTCAATTTCATATGGCTTGTTCAACAATTCCATAAACGGAAACTTCAATAACTTTAAAATAAGCCAAGGAACTAACGTAGGGACAATTCAAGGGGCTAATGGAGTGGCGGTAAACTCAAGTGGTCAGCTTATAACCAAACCAGCCTTTGATAACTTTTCTGTACCTAATGACAATTCATGGTATTGGGTCAAGATAGCTTTTCAATATTCTTCTACAGAGACTGGAACTGTGACAATAGATGCTTCAGGCAATTTGGCTGGCAACGGTACTTTGTTCACAGAGGTGTTGAGGGGTAACCCAAACATACCAGCAAGGATTAAATTTGTTGGTTCTGTATTAAATACAGGTGAATATGATGTAACTGAAGTTATAAGCAACACATCCTCAGTTTTGTCAGGCGTATTCTCAGCAGAAAGCAATATTCAATATGCAGTTATAGGCAGCTTCACCCCTGACGCAGTCCCTTCTAGTGGGGATAAAGAGATATTCCAATACGACAGTTGTTTGATGACTTTGGTTGCAGAGTCTGTTTTAAACACACCTCCATCTTCAATAAGCGGTACTGAATTTTTCTTAGCCAGAGTAAGAAGGAACGGAAGCACTTTGAACATTGAAGATAAGAGAAACAGTATTTATAAATCAGTAACAGGATATGAGATAGACGTATTCCCAGACGCAGCCAATCCTTTGATTGCTGTAACTTCTGTAAAGTTTGACGATGTATTTTCACCTAGGAGCAAAAACCTAGTTAATGTAGAGTGGGCTTTCTCTAGTGATAACTGGACTATTAACACCAACACTAACTTAGTTACCTTAAACTCAGGTTCGGGAGGTAAGTTTCTCACTACTTCAGATTTTACCAACGGAGATTTTGATGGCTGGAGACTTTACTTAAAAGACGGCTCTTATTTAAACATCAGTGCAAGCTCTCGTTCAGGCAGCCAAATAAACTTGACTGTAGATGTACTTGATTCAAGTAAGTTCACCGACACCGCTTATAAATTGACGGTTGCACCTAACGTAGAAGAGATTGAGTTGTTTTTTGCAAAGGACGTTACAAACACTGAACTTATAAATTGGGAGCGTTACGTGTACCCTATCAATCAATACAGCGCACAAATACCCTTGACAGTATTCTCTGCACCAACATGTGATTATGGTTTTAGGTATCGCTACAAGCACTTTAACGCCAATGGCACTTACAGACAGCCTCCATCACACTCAGTTGGTTACCTTAGAGAGAGTTCTTTCAACAACGACGGATCACTTAACGTACCCGTTAGATACCCATACACTTCAAGTTTTACTGCTGGATACATTAGGTTAACTCAACCTACCAATGCCTACATAAACGTAATAAACGGCATTACCACAGGCGACTTGTTTGGAGTTGAAACCAGATTGTTTGACAATGCAAACCCAGTTACAACTTTGACCGTTGGTGTAGCCAAACAAAGACAGATATTTAACACCCCTACAAGCCCTTATGCTTTCTCTGTCAACCATTATATAAACATATCTACCTCTGGGGCTATACAAGGCAACAGCTTTAAATTGGACTTGAGGGGCAACATAACTATTGGAGGCAATAGCCTTATAATCACTCAAAACTACATCAACTCAGGTAGCCCTGGAACAACTATCCTTAACATATCAAGTGCCTTTTACATTTCTCAAATCCTAGCAAACAATTTGACCGTTGAGCTTTATTTTGATGGCTCTAATTGGAGGTTCTTTGATTATATATCTAAAGATGATGTAATTGCTAATGCCACTAACACAACAGCTGGTATTGCTAAGTTATACACAGATTTATCTGCATCGAATGTAGATGGTTCTGTAACTCAAGCAGCGGTAGTTAATGCTTTAGGAGGTTTAATTACAAAAGTAATTAATATTGGAGATTGGAATATGGACGCAAATTCGTCTACAAACGTAGCCCATGGATTATCTGATTTCTTGAAAATAAGAACGGTTTCGGTAATGATAAGAAGAGATGATGATTCTTTTTTTTACGATCTGCAAGTTGTTAATTTTCTTAACGGATTGACTTCTGGATCAGTTCTTTCTATAGGACCAACTAATATTATATTACAAAGAACAGATACTGGGGCTTTTGATTCAATTGACTTTAATGCCACATCATTTAATCGTGGATGGGTAACAATTCAATACTTACCTTAAAAGAATTTACTTCAAAGTATTGAATTGTGATTTATCAAATAATTCATCATAATAATGTTGTTCTTTTTCTCTATTTCTTGACCATCCAACATAAGGAGTGGCCATAACTGATTTAAAATCTCCATTTTCTAGTTTGTCGTAAATATGGTCTCTTTTTAAAATACCGTGACCAAGTTCGTGCATAATCAGTTCTTCTGGGAATTCATTGAAGACTAAATAAGGTTCAATTCCTTTTTTTATATAAATAGAGTGCGTGTTTGGATAATAGTACCCTTGATATTGATTGTATGGCAAAGAATCTTGATAAAATATTTTTAAACCTTTTAAATCAATATCCAAACCTCTTTTTTTTCCTTCAAGTAAAAATTTATCCACATAGGGTGCAATCTCTTTTGGAAAATTGTAATTTGGTGTTATAGGTTCTACAACTATACATCTAAATAGGATAGATGAAATCAATAAAATAATAAATTTTGTTTTCATAAATGTTTTTAGTATTTTTATGCCATAAATATAGTAACAAAAATTTTAACTTTCACCTAATAGTTTGTAACTAACTGATAATCAATGAGTTTAATTTTATACTATACTGGAGCTTCTAAGTTTAACGCTATACAACAAGACTCTTCTAAGTCTTTAGGAGGGTATATAAGTTCTACATCCATACCCAATGCTACTATAAGGAATGTGTTTGGGGACATCAGTGCTTTTACAAAAACTCAGAACAAACCTGAGTTTAGGGCAATAGCAATCAAATCCTCCAGCGCACCAACAAAAACTTCATTAAAAGCCTATTTTACCTACCCCCAATCAGGCGATCCATTGTCAGACAGCAATGTATGCGAATATCAAATAGGTTACGCCCCTGTCACGGCAGACGAATGCGGTGACCTTTTAAGTGAACAATTAAGCTCAATATACGCCACTCCATACACGGTCATGTTTCAAAACGCAGTAGGCATAGATAATGCCCTACAATTGCCTAACTTAGACAATGGCAACTACCTAGCCATATACATAAAGAGAACCTTAAAGGCTTCATTTATAGACCCTTTGACCACTCAACAATACGTGGACATCATGAACAAAGTCTACTTTCCTGAGACCCAAGAAAATATTTCTTTGACTTTTGATTGGGTTTAGAGATTTTGTTGTTAATTTTACACTTGTAATCTTAACACACAAATCTTTATGATCCTAAAAGCTGGTATTTTGTATAGGGATATAGACCCCACTGACCCCAATGATGATTTTGAAGACGCCACTTGGGAGATAGACGAAGGTTCTACAATTGATGTAGTCAACAAAGAGGGGGATACCGTCCTCAGAATCCAGCCAGAAGACTTTCAAGCACTGGCCGCTGGCATCAATGAAATGATAAAGATATACGATGAGCGAGCAGAGAAGAGACAGCGAACGTCACATCGTTAGGCTGTTTGAGTTCTTCTATAACAAGAAGTACAAGAGCTCGTTTAAATTAGATCTCAGCGTAGCCAATCAAAGAAAAGTAGTCGAGAATTTTGTCAAACTATTGTCAGTCCAATATGGGCCTGAAGTAGTTGGGATAAATTATCTGATAGACTACTTTAGTTTTGGATTTCACTATTTTGATTCTAAACACTTGAAAAGGAATATCTCATTGAACTGGATAGCGGGGAAAAAGCTGTTGAAAAGATTCATTGAAAGAAAAGATGGCGAAGACTACTATACAAAAGAGTGGTTGAGAGAGAACTCCATAAACCTAGATGAACTAAGGGCAGCTTTGGTAAAAGAAGAGCAGTCAGAAAAGATAAACTATCTTTCCACAAACCCAATAGAAGAGGCCAATAAAAGCAGGTTGCCAGACACAGAAGCAAGGCTTTATTCTTGTGCTACCTTGACCACTCTATACAATCATAGAAGTCCTGTTTGCGTAACGTGTCTCCAAAAGAAATCTTGCAAAAGCATATTGAAAGCGGTCAATCCAATATTGTTTAAAAACAGAGGGTACTAATGTCAGATAAACTTTCAAGCAACTATCTCAACGAGCTGGCAAAGCTATGTCTATCTAGTCAAGATGTGACAGAGATTGTCAAACAGCATTTGAATTATTCTTTCATAAAAGGAGAGGAGTATAAAGAAGTTTTTAAATACATATTTGACTATCATGGCATACATTCAAAAATCCCTACTTTAGGGACATTATCTCAAAACTTGCCTCAAAAACCTTCCTTGATAAATGTACTGAACAACATTAGGGAAACTTCAATACATGATAGTAAAGACCAGATCATGCAGTCCTTTGAATCTTTCATCAAGAAAGGCAGGTTTCAAAAACTACATGAAGACGTTAAGGAGATGTACAATAAGCAGGAACATGAGAAAGCTATGTTGCTGCTTGAGAAGGAGAGCAAAGAGATAAACTCATTTTGTTTAACTTCAAAACTTCACACTAGAGTATTTTCTGATTTTGATAGACGGCAACAAGAAAGAAAGCAAAGGGATTTTACAAATGTAAAGTGGCCTATTGGCATACCTGCTTTTGATTATCACACTAAGGGAGGGGTTGAACCTGGAAGGGCAATGTTAGTGATTGCTAGAAAAGGAGTAGGTAAAAGTACTTGTTTGAGATCAATAGGTCACAATTTGGCTTTCAGGGGGCATAATGGAATTCATTTTCAAGCTGAAGGTACAAAATCAGAAGTTGAAGATGCTTATGATGCAATGTGGACTGGTGTGCCTATGATGGATATAAGGAAAGGGGATTTGACAGGCAAAGATGTAGAGACTATTGAAAAGGCTAGAAAATCTTTCCTAGCTCAATGTGGGGAAATATTCATTGTTTCTTATGAACAATTTAATTCTGCTTCCATAGCAGAGTGTAGGCAAGCTATATTGGATTTAATGAAGGAGTATAATATAAAATGGGCAATTTTTGATTATCTTGAAAAATTTGATCCAGGTGACGGAAAGAGATATGGAACTAATGCAGAGGGGGAGAGGGCTAAAAAATTAGCTGTTGCGGAAAAAATTGTCAACATAGCAACTGAGTTTAAAATATTTTGCGCCACTGCCACTCAAGCATCTAGTATAGAGAAAAAAGATTACAACGATCCTAATTTTGTTATCACAAGAGAGAATATTTCAAATTTAAAAGCTACAGTAGACCCCTTTGCTTATACAATTACTTTAAATCAAACAGACGATGAAAATGATAAAGACATAATGCGCATACATGAAGAGGCATTCAGGTTTCAAAAAATACTTTCATGGGAATCTACTTATCATATAGCACAAGATAGAAATAAAGGCAGATTTATAGACATACAAGAGACCAACAAAAGATTTTGGGACCCCATCAATAACAAGATAATAAAGAACGCTCCAAAGCAAAAATGATAAAACACAAAGTCCCTTGCGCTGTATTATCTTTTCCTGAAAGGCTAATTGTGCCTATATACAATCATTTGCATCACGATAAAGAGAACGGTCAAATGACACCACACTATCATGTAGATTTTAGGTTTATAAGCAAAAAACATCATAAGAATTTATTGAAAAAAATAAATACCACTAGAATTGAAAACGATCCAAATTTTTTAATAAAAATATGTTACCGAAAAAGAAGGATGTATTTTAAAGAACATTTGTATAGAACACCAGACACCTTTATATCTAATTCAAAATTAAATTACAAAAATTTAGAAAAATTAAAATGTCCACATAAAGGATACGATTTGTCAAACGAAAAATGCGATAGCGATGGATGGGTAACATGCCCACTACACAGCTTAAAAGTTAGAATAAAATCAAATGAAACAAAATTAAGCAAACAATAATTATGGATCATTTAATTGAAAAATACGGTAGCATCAACAGCTACATAAACAGTATTGGTAGTATGGGAAGCCCTGAAAGACTACAAGCCATCGCAAACTTAGATTTGGGAGAACGGAGTGAATCAGCAAAACGAGTTTTAGAAAAGCGATGTTTTCGCAAAGATTTAATAGACAAAGGTTTTACTTTTGAAAATGCTTGTTTAATTGTTAACAAGAGAATATTAGAGCAATGAAACTCACAAAAGACCAGTTGCAGCAACTCATATCCAATCCAAGACCCAGTTCTGACGGTAAAGATATTTACGGGTTATGCCCTCAGTGTGGTCATGATGAGTTTGGAATTTCTATTGTAGAAAATAACCACCCGTTCAGTTGCTTCAGAAAGTCCAAATGTGGCTTCACGGGGAATATATACACACTTTTAAAACACTTAAATAAATTTAAAGAATTTGTACAAGAAAGAGAAATAGACCCAGAAGGATTATTGCTAGATGTATTTGAAACAAGTGAAGACATAATACAGCAACAAGAATTACCAGAAGTTCAACCTCCTGTAGGATGGAAGAGGGTATTTGAAAACGAATATCTTCAAAACGAAAGAGGAATGCAGTCCTATCAATTCGAGCAATATAAGATAGGAGTATCAAGACTAAAGAAAGACTACATTACTTTCCTAGTTGAAATGGAAGGCAAGATAACAGGATATGTGTCAAGGTCTATAAAAAGCAAAGCATGGATAGATGCTTACAATGAAGAAATAAAAAAAACAGGGGGCAAAAAGTACCTACGTTATGAGAACTCGATGAGTGATTTCAGTAAAATGCTGTTTGGATACGATGAAATAATAAAAGGCAAAACAACTGATGTAATCCTAGTGGAAGGTATATTGTCAAAGACAAAGACAGATTATAATCTACAGTTACACACTCAAGATTGGTTAAAGTGCGTGGCTACATTTGGTGCTAAGATAAGTGAACAACAAGTTCAACTACTAAAGGATAAAGGCTTGACTGTCATTTGGTTATGGTTTGAAGCTGACGTTTTGGATAAAGTAAAAACAATAGCTGCATACCTATCAACCCATTTTGAGGTAAGGGTAGCTCATTTAAACGGATTTGACCCTGGAGATATAAATGAGGAACAATCATTGGAACTTATGACAAAAAGTGTTAATTTTATGCAAATAAACTTAGATTATTTATGAAAAAATATACTAAAGAACAAATATTGATAGCTGGAGAAATTGGCGAAGTATCAATGATTGATGTTAGATATATAGTTTCATTACTTGATGAAGCTGTTGTTTTGGAACGTGAACGAAAATTACTCAAACACAATGTTGGCGGTGAGTTAACTGCCACTAACAAATGTAAACGAAATTATGAAACACTTATACACAAAATTCCTTTGTTGTAGTAACCAAGATGGAAAGTGGCTATGCGAGTTTATTCTTTACAGAGGAGACCTTTACGGCTTTGATGAAAATGACTGGCGATTCTCATTTTGTAAAAGTAAACGATTGAGATTACAATTTTGTGGCTACACCTATATGGACTGACTTATGAAATACGAACTCAGACGCTTTTTCAATTACGCGGATTTAGAACTACTTAACTTTAAATTACAACCAATGAATGCAGAAAGAACAAATATTCTTATAGCGGATGTTATAGGTAGGCTTTCTTCTCAACTTAACAAGCAGTTAGAAGATTATATGATTGAAGGACTTAAAAGAAAGGTATGTTCAATGAGTATCTTAAACAGAATGGTGTTGAGTAGAATTACAACTAATGTAGCCGCAAATATGTGTCAGTAAAATGGCCGAACACGAACTAAATAAATAGAGATGAGTAAAGCGCAAAATAGACATGATACCGCCAAGTGGAAAAAGAAACGAAGCACACCGGAAATGAGTTAGTAGTTTCTAATGCGGTGGGTAACGGATAGATTTTTGAACAGATAAATTTTATAGATGAAAACAAAAATATCAAATAGCACTTTCAGCCATGAGGCAAACACGTTGTTAGCAGCTGGCGCACCCAACCCGAAACTAGGCACGGATAGCAAGGCTTTGGATTGTGTGTCACGATATTAATTTGAAATACTAAACAAAATAAATTTAAACAACTTGAGCGATGGATCATTTAGAATTTATCAACCAACTTAGTAAAATTGGTGTTGGCCTTAGAGGTACAACAATTGAAGGGACTGCGAAACGTTACGAAATTGTAAGACCGTTTTCAGGAGACAAAGAGTACATTATCAAAGACGGGTTTGAATTAAGGTGGGAGAAACCAAATTGTTTTGGTGATGACCCCTTAAAAGAACTTATCAAAATAGTAATTGATATGGACACATGGAAACACTCTTGGCATAATAAAATAGAGCCTGAAAACTATGACAAGTTCCGTGAGATTATACAAGGAAAAATTGTCGAACGGGCAAAGGAAATTGAATTACTCTTTGACGTGTACTTTCAATTGCAACACGAACTTTCTACGAAGGAGTGCGGTGGGGTTGTTTAAATTTATTTTGCTCACCGAACTTGATTAAAGGCACTGAACTTTGACGCATTTTTAAATGGCACAAGCACGTTGTTAGCGGCTGCCCTTCTTCACAAATCAAAATAAAATGGAAAATCAAAATTTAGAAGTTGGAAAGATTTACGATGTAGTATCTCAACGAAAAGGGAAATTTAGAATGCAACTTACCCATCAAGATGAAACTTGGGCAAGTGGTATAATTACCAAAGGAAAGGCAAAAGCTATTCTTGCTTACAATGAAGTCGAAAAAGGCGAAGAAGTAACCGTTCGTAAATCTTTAACCACGTTTACTGCGGTCGTTTAGGGTTGCCGCTAACGGCAAAGCATTGCAGAAGGCAGGGGAATTGGAATACGTCTGCCCAATGCGTTATAGGTGAAGTTTAATAGTATTCCCATTGTTGAAAGCATTACGTCAGCCCTGCTTTTTGCAATGCAATGTTAGTGGCTGGTGCGGTTAAATTAAACGAAAATGATAAAAAGAACAGAACACAAAAGAAAAATGTATGTGAAAAGTTTTGATGCTGGTTTTAAAGATAAATCTCATTTAGAGGTACATCTTGTAACAACCTATTGGCTTTTATTTATACCGATATACAGAAGCATAAAACTTTTGGATAGCAATATGTAGCACTTGCCACTAATGTATCAAGTGTAGCTGCTGAAACAGGCATAGCACAAACTTAAATATGAAATACAAACTAAAACTTTTTTAAAATTAAACCAGCGCGGGGGCGTTTGAAACACCCATCTTATACAGATAACTGCAAAGGAAGGCGAAACAATTATTGACCCGTTTGGAGGAAGCGGAACGACAAGCAAAGTTGCAAATGAATTAGGTTTTGATACTGTGAGTTATGAGATTGACGAAAAGTATTTTGAAATTATAAATAAGAGAGTGGGAAATTTTAATAAAAGTTTTTCTGCACCAAGTTTATTTGAAACCGAAATGTAGCACTTGCAGGTAACGTTACGATTATTTGCGTTCGGTGGGGCGTTACACCACCAAAGATTATTAACAGTACAAATTTTTAAATTATGCAGACAGATTCTAAAAAGCACGAAACCCCCACTGACGCAAATAATGTGTTAGCAGCCGTTAATTTTCATACGGTTGGAACTCTTAAAAAGGCACTTGAAGGATTGCCTGATGATAGATTCATTGCTTGTCAAGTGGTTGCAAAAGATGGCAAGGCATGGAATATGTGGGGTGAGTTTTGTCCACAAGTGCCGCAAGGGACAATAGCTTGTTTAACATTTAGTCACGATGAATTGGAAACGCTACCTTAATGGCTGCTAACGAGTTGCAAGTATAATTAGTTGCGACTTTGAAAAACAAAAGTTTAATTAACAAATAAGAGTGGGTATGAAAGATAAAATTGAAAATAACCAAGAAAGTGAGCAATTGAATATACTTGCTGTTAGTGGTAGTGCTTTTACGGTAACACCACCAAATGTTGTGTTAGATACAGGTAGTGCTAAAATAGTTTTTGATAAGCAACAAATACATGTTGACGATATGCTTGATGTTTATATAAAGTTCAAAAACTATTTGAACACATTTAATGGTGTGTGTTTATAGCATTACCACTAACGGTTGGCGGTAAGAGTAGGCCGCTTTGTAGACTGCTCAAATTTAGTAACAGCCTTTCTGCGGCTTACTTTTACCGCATGTTAGGCATCTGTAAAATTTGCGATTATGAATTTTAAAGGATTTGAACAAATAGCTGACTACGCATGGTTAAAGAAAGGGCGTAAATATTGGAACTTGTGGGCTGGAAACCCATTTTGTATAAGCAATTATAAGCCAAGTTTAGAAATACCAAAAGAACAGGTATTGAAAGAAGTAAAGCAGGGACAGGCAGAGGAGAAACAAAGATTTGCTGAACAATTTCCTGATGTTGAATGGGAGTGCGTTGGGTAGCAAATTTTATTGTGCCTAACGATTTCGGGCTTGGCGTTAGTGCCACCTTGCACGAACTTTAAATTTAGGCACAAACTATCTGGTGGCATTACGCCAAACCCGTGTTATAGGATAGTTTTATTTTTTGTGGGTTGGCTTAAACAAATTTAAAAATGGGAGTAGATAGAACAGATTACATTGTTTACGGGTATAAATTACCTTATGAACTAAAAAACGAAAACGGTAAAATTGATTTATCGGATGATAAATTTTTGCCAATGATTGAAGGACATCAAGGCGAAGAATTTACACTTGTAAGCGATGGAATGTGTGGACAATATAACGTATTTGGAATACGGATTGAAAGCGGTGGAGATAAATATGAAGGATGGGATTTTGTCCACTTGGATTTCAAAAATTTAGACGCAGAAAAGGTAAAATCAAAATACCGTGAAGTTTTTGAGCTGAAAGAAGATGAACCAATTGCAGAACCTTATCTGTTCATTTTCTCGCACTTTTCGTAGTGCGATGGGAAAAATAAAATTTCCTATAACGGTTGCGTATATGATGGGTACGCCACCGATAAACTTAAATAAATGTATAACCGCTTATTGGCGTATCCATTATATACGTTGTTAGGCACAGTTAATTTTATTATGTGGAAAAAAATTTCAGAAGAGCATCCACCAAAAAATAGGGTGATGATGACCAAAATTGAAGATGAAAACGGTTCAAGGAACGAACAAGAATTAAAGTTTGATGGTAAACTTTGGTGGTTGCCTGATGGTAGTATGTATGTTTATTACACACCTACACATTGGAAGAGTTGGGTTTAATTGTGCCTAACGGCTACGGCTATACGCAGTTGCGAACTTAAAAATTAAACAAAATGATAAAAAAAGAAGATTACTTAAAAGCAAAAGAAACCGTTGAAAAATACGAAGAGCAATTGCGTATAGCCGATGTTATGCGTAGTGCTAATTGTTACAATGAACTGAAAGCATTTTTGCAAGAGAAAAAGAAAAGTCCAAGATTATGTGCTTGGGATAGTGTCCACCACCAAGAGATATGGGATAAAATGCTTGAACTTGAACAGAAGTATTCGGAGCATTACGCATAATGTATAAGGGGTTTAAAATCGTAGGGCAACTAAACAGATAAAATAACTATGGAAAACGAACAGGTTTTAGAATTAATTGCCGAAGGGCGGGCAAAGGAACACCCAATTTTATTTTCTGGGTCAATGGTAAGGGCTATTTTAGATGGCAGCAAAACACAAACAAGAAGGATAGTAAAGGAACCGTTTCGTGGATGGATGGAAACCGCCAGTAACCCGAAGTGGTGGGAATCAATCAAAACACAATGCCCATACGGACAAATTGGAGACATACTTTGGGTGCGTGAAACATGGCAATACGTTGATTTTGCTGGAGAAGATAACGGATATGTTTACAGGGCCACAGACCCTGATTGGGAAACTATGGAAGAGTGGAGATGGAAACCAAGCATTTTTATGCCAAAACAGGCTTGCCGAATAAAGTTAAGGATTGAAGATATAAGCGCAGAAAAACTGCAAGGTATTTCTATTGCTGATTGCTACAAGGAAGGGGCTTGCTCACCAACATCCAGTACACCTAAACTTGCATGGCAAATGTTATGGGAAAAAGTCAACGGTCAACAATCATGGAATGAAAACCCGTTTGTTTGGGTTATCTCTTTCTCGCGCGTGGGCGGCAATTAATTCTAAAACCTTCCCACGAAACTACCTATGAAAAACGCGCTAAATGTTGCCCTATGTTTTAAACCCCATGTTGGTGGGCTTGGGTCGGCCTTTGCGCGTTGGCGCGAACAGTGCCGCCCCGAAGCGTGGGCGGTGCTAGGAATAGCTTCCATGCCCGAAGCACCATTGGAGCGGGGCGGCATTGCCACCAACAATCATATATATCAATGTCCATTTAACTAATTGATTACCAACACTATCCTATATGAAAAATTTAAAGTTGTTTGAAGATTATGTTACCACACTTCAACGAATGAATTATTCAGAAAACACTATAAAAGTTTATTTGTCTTATTTTAAGGAATTTGTAAACTCATTTGAAAATAAAAATGTAAGGCACATTTCTTATGATGAGATAGTTGGTTATTTGAATAAATTATTGGACAATGGCGAATTGTCTTCAACAAAACAAAATCAGATCATTAATTGCATCAAGTTTTATTATGAAAAGATATTATCTCAACCTAAAAAATTTTATAAACTAAAAAGACCCCGTGGCGAAAAGAAGTTGCCTAGGGTAATAGACCAACAAGATTTAATAGGAAAGATAGCTATTATACCAAATTTAAAACATAAGACGATACTAACCCTAGCTTATTCAGTAGGGCTAAGGGTGTCAGAAATTGTTAATTTAAAAATAAACGATATTGATTCAAAAAGAATGTTGATTCATATAAACAATGCAAAAGGTAGAAAGGATAGAATAGTTCCATTGTCAGAAACAGTATTAAAGCTACTTAGATTTTATTTTGTAAATTACAAACCAGTAGAATTTTTATTTAATGGCCAGAATTCACCCAAATATTCAATAGGAAGCTGTCAACAGATTTACAAAAAGTACATTGATACAAAAACCAGTATCCATAATTTAAGGCATTCTTCATTTACCCACCTGTTAGAAAATGGTACTGATTTAAGGTTGATACAAAAGATAGCAGGGCATAGTAATGTAAAAACCACTGAAATTTACACACATGTATCCACTAAATTATTATCCAAAGTTCAATTGCCAATATGAATATTTCGCAATACCTAATAGATAACAATCTTGCTCACACTTGGCTTAAACCAAACAAGGTATTCAATATAGGTGACAATAACTATTGTGTTATTGAGGCAAAAGACGATAGGATATTGGATGAAACTTTTGATCTGATACTAGATGATCAGGACGCAGAACTGATACAACAATTCTCCTGCA